ACAATCTCACGAACCATGGTGTCGGTTGCCTCACCGAATTCTTCGGTCTTGCCGAGTTTATAGAGTTTATCTAAAACCCAAGACCAGTCAGCATCGGTGCCCTTGGCAACTTCGACAATACCGTCAATAAGGGTGTCACCTTCTTCAGTGAACATTCCGTAGGACGTTGAAGCATATTCACCGTACAATGGCATCTTGGGGTCTGTTTCGATGTAGCCTAGTTTTTTCGTTTCAGTAGTCATTTCAGTTCCTGTTTCTTTAGCGTATATATACATTATACTGGTTTTTGCTGATTTGTCACGAAATAAGTGCGTCTAAGTGCTTGAAAAATAAGGGTTTTTCAAATAATGGCAAAATAATGTCAAATAACGTAAGTGCTTGAAAAATAAGGGTTTTTGAATGACGTAAATGCTTGATTTTAAAGGGAAATAAAAAAAGTAAGTATTTTACTACTAAATTTGTATGAAACCTGCACGTCTGCCGTAACGTTGTCTCATGTCTTCAAGTATGTCTAGACATTCTTGATTATCAGGATGTGAATGTGATAATACGTTTCTTTCAGCAAAGTCTTCATCTGTCCAATATGAATCAGTTGCTTTAAATAAAGGTATGTAATGTGTAAAATCTACTCCAATCTCATCTAAAAATAATTCTAGAAATCTAGGATATTCGCGAAAGTTGTCTTTTTGCATTACAAAAGTAACAGAAATCTCAGGCTTATTATCAAGTTGCATTACCCAGTTTATGTTACTTAAAAGTTGATTCCAACTACTGCCTAGTCTTAATTTTTCGTGTGTCTCTTTAGTTCCGGCATCAACACTAATGGTAAGAAACTTAATAGCGTCTTTTATCTTTAAAGAAGGAATAATTGATCTCATCATTAACCCATTTGTTTTAAAACTGTATCTATGCATCGGATTATATTCTAATTTGGAAATGCAGTTTTTTACTGATTGACTAAAAAAGCCATCGCCTGACGCGCCGAATTCAATCAATGCTGGTTTTTTATAATTATTGATTAAGCTTACTGTTTTATTATCAAGTTGTTTTATTAAGTCAGTGTACCACGGAGACAGGTAAGACTTATATTTTTTCGCAACTTTGTAAACGACATCTTTTCCATGTTTTCTAAATGCTTTTAAGGTAACATCTTTAATTATATCCAACTCTTCACTGCCGCCCGCTATTAAGACATTTCCTACTGATTTTGTATAGTATGATAAAGGAAATAAACGGCAACTGGGGCATTCTAGTTGGCAACTACTATCATATCCTACTACTATTTTAATTTCGTCTTTGTTTAGTGTACAAGAAGATCCGTCTCCTCCAGTTTTCATTGACATATGAAAATTACCAGGTTTTTTCGTAGGAAGACCGCAGAGAAAATCATCGTTGTCATTTTTAACACAATATTCAAATGTTTTTGACATTGTGGTTGAGTGTATAATTTTTTTAGATAATTCTAATTCATGAACCTCATCAAATGAATTTATATCTAGAATATTCCCCACAACCGTAGGCAGAAACATACCACAGCCACAAAGTAATATATTACCTTGGAATTCGATCTCAATAATTTCTTTTGGAATGGTGCAAATCGGCATATCAAATGTTTTCCTAGGAAAACTATTTGATCGAATTTAATATTATTTAATAGAAGTCTTTATAGTTTTATAAAGAGCCTCTGTATTACTACAGAGGCTCACATAATATTTATTTATTTACCGTCAGAACCATCACCGGGTACCCATGGCAAAATTTCCCAAAAGCCTAGTGATTGGCCAACTAGTGCTACAACAATTACAACAGCACCGATGATTAAAATCTTATTTTTATCCATTGTTATCTCCTAATTTATTTTTCATAATGTTTAACACATTATCTGAATAGTTACCAAACAAATCATTTATAAATGCTTTTTGTTGATCGTCCGTTAAAGTAGGAAATCGTTGACGTATTTCAGTGGCACTTTTTGCTGGCTCACCCATTACATTAAATGTAATTGTTGGTACAGTGGTCACATAACTGTGATGTTCTAGTGACCTTGCGTTATCCCACCCATCCCATTTTTGCATGTGTGCTGGTTGACCATCTTTTTTAAGATTGGGTCCTTTTGTGGGAAAATTGAATCTTGGATCATCCGTCATATCTTTCTCGCTTACTGCGTAAAGCACGACGGTATTTTTCATATCATATCTATTTGTAATCTCTTCTGCAACATATGGTTGTTTTGTTTGTACTACAACACCAGGATTGATGCCTGTTAGTTTAATCATCTCCAACTTCTCTTCGAACGAGAATGGAGACTTACCAGGTTCCATTTTGCCACTTGTAGCAATATAGATATCAGCGATACCGCCATATTGCTTTTTTAGTGTGTTGTATACGCTGGCATGTCCTTTATGAAAAGGATGAAATCTGCCTGGGTATATTACAACCAATTTTTCGTTTGTTGCTTCTGTTAGACTTGCTTGTATTTCAAAGTCTTGTAAATTAATTTGTTCTACAATTCTGTTAATTTGTTCGTCTGTAAGTTCTTCTGATAATGCAATCTCTACAACACTACCTTCTGGTGTATCGTATTCAACCAAGTCTATATAGTCGTGATCGTCGTCTGACTCAGTAATTACAGTATCAGTATGCTTTGCTACTGTCGCGGCGAATTCTGCTATTATGGCAGAATTTGTTTCACTTGTTATAAGACGAATAAAATTATCCATTAGAAATTGTATAGTACTTTTGTAACAGAACCTTCTGACATTCCAGTAACAACTGCTCTAACCCATACAAAGTTACCTGTAAAGTTATACCCTTTTGTAGATGTTTCAGCGGCGCCGTATGTTGCAGATGTTCCGCTAATGTCAAACCAATCACTTGTTGACGGACTTGATACTAGTGTGCCTTGTATCTTTACTGTGCCTATAAAGGCATTTAATGTGTATGCTACAGTATGTAAACCATCAGTATAACCATAGTAGCCATCTGCTTTTTCTTTAGTGCCGTGTGTGCCTTGGAAGTCAACCGTAATAGATGCTCCCTCTGCTTCTGTTGCAACGGTTTCTAATACTGTTAATGTAGTTGATGTTCCATCACCATTTACTGTGTATGTTCCATCATTACTACCACTACCTGATACAACAACAATATCACCGTCTTTAAAATCACTAAAAGCAATAGTGCCTGTGTTACTAGACACAAAAGTTTTATTTACAGAGTTAAATGTAACTACTGATCCTGTTTTATTAGCAATATGTGATGTATTTGGTAAAAGCGTTAAACTGTTTGACATATCATTCTCTTATTATTTCAATAAGTTTACCTGCGCCAACTAGTTCTGTTACGATTGCTTCTAGACCTGCTAAAGTTTCCTCATTCATTATAGGTTCTACTTTATCTTCGTCTTTGAGCAGTTCGCTAACTTTGATGACAACCATATCTTCGTTGATTTTGGCCATGTTTGTTCTCCAACTTATATAATATATTTATCGTTAATATACTATAATTCAGACTCAAGAACGTATTTGATAATGCGATTAGGACACTTCGTAAGGAACATATTACACATCATAAGTGTGTTTTTATCTTCTACATATAAAAACCCTTGATCTAAGTATAAACCAGGTGATTTAAAATATCGTTCAGTTTTTCTAGAAAATTTAACAGCATCGCCTTGCGCGACACCCCATTCAAACAACGATTTTGGAATTGAATGTGATATAGAATAGTTATTAATAATTACTTTGTATCTATAACGGTTATATGGAAGTTTATTAACAACTATAACATTCTTGTCGTCTAATAGTATAGGAATACATTTTTCGTCTGGTCGAGATGTACTGTATAGTTGGTCTGTAAATGCTTTTTCTAATGATGTATGGATATCTAAATTATTTGTAAAGATACTAACATGTGGCTCTTGAATACGAATAAAGATATCTTTATTTCTTCTTCTATGCTCTGTTAGTTTAGCAAAGGATAAAATTAAATTTTGGTTTTGCCTATAAGCATCCACAAATGAACTAAACAACGCTTGTTTCCAACTTGCTCGTTGAATGTCTTCAATATGCGCTTCTATTTCTGCCTCAGTGTGATAGTTTCGTGTTACGTATATACCAGGAATAATAAATGTAGATTTATACAAATATTTGTTATACCAAAGTTGGTATGATTGTTCTACTTTTACTACATTTTTTATTTTTTTATCTATCGACTGTCTCATTGTTATCAGGTTTAAAATTATCTAAGACAATATATCCATCCTTAGATACAACCTCCTCCGGAATCTTCGATGACGCTTTTTTGTTGTTAGCATTGAATGTAATGTTTTCTTCATTATCTATATCTACTTCAATTATAGCATCATGTATATTATCGAAAAGTATTTTCTGTGCTAACGGAGTTTTGATTTTCTCACTGATAACTCTTGATAGTGGTCTAGCACCCATCTTTGGATTCCAACCTTTATCTAACAAATACTCTTTTACCTTTAATGTTGGTTTTACTAAAATATTTTTTTCCAACATTAATGTATTTAACTCTCCTATAAACTTATCAACAATTAATAGCATATTTTCTTTGTCTAATTTGTTAAATTTAACAATAGCATCTAATCTGTTTCTAAATTCCGGTGGAAAGAAGGCTTCTATTGCCTTATCATCTTCGCCTTCACGTTCTAGACTACCAAAGCCTACTGCGTTCTTTTCCATATCAGCGGCGCCTAGATTGGAAGTCATAATGAGTATAATATTACGCATATCAACTCGTTTACCATTACTGCCACTTAAATAACCATTATCCATTATTTGTAGCATAACATTAGAAACATCAAGGTGTGCTTTTTCAATTTCGTCTAACAATAATACTGCGTGTGGATCTTTCTCAACATCGTTAAGAAGTTTACCGCCCGCCATTTCAGAGTCTTCAAAACCCACATAGCCTGGAGGAGCACCAATAAGTTTAGCAACACTATGTCGCTCTTGGAACTCACTCATGTCATAACGCAACAATTTTACACCCAAGTATTGTGCTAGTTGCTTACACAATTCTGTTTTACCAACACCGGTAGGGCCTGTAAATAAGAACGCCGCAGTAGGTTTGTTAATATCTTTAAGTCCTGCCTTTGATATATAAACTTTTTCGCATACTTTATTAATAGCACCGTCTTGTCCAAACACTACGTCTTTAAGATTGCTTTCTAAATTAACGACATTTTCAGATTTTTCTGTACGTAGTTGGTCAATAGGCATACGAGCCACTTTACTTACTTGCTGTAGTACATCTTCTTTGGTAATAACTCTATCTTTACTACCACTTACTTTGCGTTTAGCACAAGCAGTATCAATAAGATCAATAGCCTTATCTGGAAGTTTTTTGTCTGTAATGAATTTAATACTTTTATCTACTGCTGTCTCTATTGCTTCGCTGTGTATCTCAAGATTATGAAACTTCTCATAATATTTTTTAATACCTTGTAAAATATCCATAGCATCATCACGTGAAGGTTCGTCAATAACCAGTCTGAAAAATCTACGCATTAATGCTCTGTCTTTCTCAAAACTTTTTCTAAAATCTTCCCAGGTTGTGCTTGCTATAACTTTGATATTGCCACGAGATAGTGCAGGTTTTAACATGTTGCTAAAGTCTACACCGCCCTGTGTGCTACCTTGTCCAGCACCACTCATCATATGTGCTTCATCAATAAACAATATTGCGTTGTCTAATTTCTCCAAAGCAATCAATACATGTTTAATCTTCTCTTCAAAATCGCCTCTATACTTACTGCCGGCAAGTAATAATCCAATCTCTAAACTAAAAATAGTATTGCCTAACAAGTTAGCGGGTACATCTTCGTGTTGTATGCGATATGCTAGTCCTTCTACTACTGCTGTTTTACCAACACCCGCATCGCCTACCATAATAACATTGTTTTTTGATTTACGAGCAAGTGTTTCGGCAATGTCATTAATCTCACTCTGTCGCCCAATAACTGGATCAATCTTTTCTTCATCAACAAGTTTATTTAAATTAGTACAATATTCTTCAAGTATTTGTAATGCTCTATTTCGTATATTTGCTTTGTCTTCAGGCCCACAATAATTATGATTATAAAAATCTACTAACTCATCAGGCACAATGCCATGTTTTCTCATAATCCAAGAAGCATATGAACTGTGTTCATTGGTAATACTAATATATAAATCTATTGTTTGAAACTTTTGCCTACCGCTGAATAATACTTGTGTAAATGCTCTACTAAAAATTCTTTCTAATGCGTGTGTTTTCTTTGGATGTGTTTCTGTAGAATCGATAATATCTTCAAATCGTGTTTCAATCAACTCTTCAAGTTCAGTTACTAACGCACCATAATTGATGCCAAACTCTTCTAGCATTATTTTAAAGTTCTTAGTTCTTAATAATGATAATAGCAGATGTTCAGTTGTTACAAATTTATGGTTATAGTCTAATGCTATCTCCATCGCTTCATTTACTATTGCTTCTATTTCTGGATTTTGTTCAAACATTATCTACTCTCTCATGAAAAGTTATACCATCTAAATGGTCAAGTTCATGCTGGAAACATCGCGCCGTTAATCCAGACATTTCTAAATTTTTTTCATTACCTAAATAATCATAAAATTTTACTTTAATAGTCTTGCATCGTCTAACTTCTATAGACTCACCAGGAAAACTCAAACATCCTTCTGTTCCTACTTCTGTTTCTTCGCTTTCTTCTTCTATAGAAGGGTTGAAAAAATACATAAACTTATCCTTAAAGTCCTCACTAAACATAACAAATAGTCTTTTGCTTATACCACATTGTGGTGCGGCTAAACCAATGCCATTGTTTTCAACCATAAAGCGTATCATATCTACTGCCAACTTTTGTAGTTGAAATGGTTTATCAAACACCACTTCTTTTGCTTTATCTCGCAGAACTTTTTTAGTAAGTTTAAGTTTTCGTTCCATAATAATATTTAGTTTGTATTTTTTAGTAATTCTTGTATTAGATCTTGTTGCTCTGTTGTTAAATTGCGTGGTATACTTACTTTAAGTTCAACTATTAAATCACCGTATACATTGCTATCCATTACAGGCATACCTTGCCCACGCATACGCATTAATTGTCCGGGTTGTGCGCCTACTGGTATTTTAATTTTAAGTTCCTTGTCTGTTATTGTTTTAATGACTTTTTCTGTACCTAGCATTGCTTCGAAGCAGTTTAGATTTAAACTAGTGTATAAGTTTTGTCCATTGCGCTGAAAGTTTCGATCCTCCATTACAATAACATCTACTAGTAGATCGCCGGGAGGAACATCACTTATAACATTGTCTCCCAAGCCACGCATACGCAAGGTAGTTCCTGTTATAACGCCCTTGGGTATATGTATATCTAAAGTTTTAAGTTGATCACCTGCGTTAAACTGTATTCGTTTGTTACCGCCTTCAAATGCTTCACGTAAACTGACAGTTATTCTTATATGAACATTTCTATTGTGTGGCTGGCGTTGCTGTCTAAATGGACCACCTCTCCTTCCAAATGCTCCGCCAAATGCTTCAGCAATGATGTCTTCCATATTTACGCCGTGGCCACCCGCGTGGCCACCCGTAGACCATACAAACGGCCCTTGCTGTCCACCATGCTGGAAGTTTTGAGGTGCGCCATACTTGCGAAAGTGGTCGTACTCCTGTCGCTTGTCGCTTGTTAGCACATCGTTTGCTTCGTTTATTTCTTTGAATTTGTCAGCATCGCCGCCTTTGTCGGGATGATGTTTCATAGCCAACTTCCGATAAGCTTTCTTTATAGCCGCAGGTTCTGCGTCTTCATTTACGCCGAGTATTTCGTAGTAATTTTTGTTCGCATCCATATGTTATATTTAATTATAACATATTCTTGTGAAATAGTCTAGTCAGGATCTTGTTGTGGTACCCATTCAACCCATTCTATATTGTCTTCATCCCATTCATACACTTTGCCATCATTAGGACAAGGTGTAGGTGACTCCCAAAGACAAGTTGAATCATCTAACAACCAACTGTCATAAGGTTTGGGTGGGATAAAAGCATCCCTAGTTGCATCATATGTATAACCGATTCCCGCATAGTTTTTGCGTAAGGCAATACCACCATCAGGGTTACTACTATATGGAGGATCATTACTACTTGGACCATAATGAATTCCGCCGCTAGTGTTAGTTGTGGTTTCTATCCAGTCGTTTGCATCAACTAAAGCATCAATAACGTCTTGCTCAGCAACGATAACTTGCGTGACTATTCCGTTTTCAACTTTTGCAAAATGTGCCATTTATATTTCCTAAGCTGTTGAGTATTTAATAATAACAATCCCCGATCCACCACCATTACGATTACCGTTAATACATCCACCACCACCGTCGCCTGTGTTATCAGTTGTGTCCGATGAACTACCGTTTTCCGCCCATCCATGATGAGGAATCCAACCGGTTGCACTACCACCTTTTGCATAAGTAACCGCTGAACCGCTGATCGAATTTGATGTACCATCACCACCTAAATCTCTCTTTGCGCCTGAATACATTGGCGCATTCTGGCCAGCACCTTCATTGTTTGCGCCGCCATATTCTGAACTACCGCCACCGCCACCTCCAAAGTAGCGGAAATTACCAAGACCATCGGAAGAATTTCCTTGTCCAACCCCGCCTCTGTAGCCTTCTACAGGAGAATAACTACCCTCATTACCAGAGCCGTAACTGGATGATTGATTACCAGCACCACCTCCTGAGCCGCCATCACTACCTGAGCCAGAAGGGCCAGAGCCACCTGCACCGCCTCCTGACGCGGTAATTGAGGAGAAAACAGAGTCACTTCCGTCACTTCCATTTCCGCCACCTGCACCAACTGTTACTGATATTGTGCCGCTAACAGCAAATCCCGAACCTGTCCTATAGCCACCTGCTCCACCGCCGCCGGCCTTTCCATTACCATTTCCTCCACCGCCGCCGCCACCGACGACCAAGTATTCAACCTCTCCAGAACCAGTTACTACAAAGTTTCCACTAGAAGTAAAAGTATGAATTGTATAATCGCCAGATGTAGTAATTGTTCCGCCAGTTGCTGAAAATCCACCACCAGCACCTGCCGCTCCCATAAATGCTGATTTAAACGCACCAATTGGCATGACTAACTCATGTCGGCGCCGGCTTGGAATCCGTACCAAATAGTGCCAGCATCTAAAGTAAAAAAAGTATAAATATCAATCTTTCCGCTTCCGCTTGTTACATCAGGAGCAGAACCACCTGCCCATTTAACTGTATTTGGCCAAGTTATAGTTCTATCTGAGGAATCCTGTGTCCATACTAAAGTAAAAGAACAAGACTTTCCAGTAGGAGATGGATTACTAAAAACAAAAGTAGTATTTTGATCAGGAGTTATAGTGAACACATTACCATTTGTTATATCAATAGTTACAGAAGCTGCCGCGCTCAATGCCGTTTTAGTTTCTGAATAATCTTTTAATTCTGCTCGTTGTACAACTTGATCTTCAAAATTTAATGGATCAGTAAGTATTCTTCCTTTAATTTTTCTTAATGCCATAATCTATTCCTATTAACCCCATCCCAAGGACACGGCTTGTATGCGTGTCTCTTTACTTGCTGATTGGTTATGCGTTGTAATTTTGTATCGCATTGATGTTCCCGATGGTTGCGATGAGATGTCCACGTTATGCGCGGTGAGGATGGTGTGACCGCCAGTGGTTCCTTGACTTGATAGAGTGGCTTGGGTGTATGTCGTACCGTTATCACGGCTGACCCATGCCTTGAGGTCGGTGTTGACCGTTGCCGTTCCTGCGCCATTCGTATAGGTCATCACGATGTCGCCAGTTGTGGGAGTGGCTTGCGCTGTAGTAGCGTTAGATACCAAAGTTAAATCTTCGACGATAGTGAAAGCATCGTAGTGAACGCCAACAAACCCAGAACCACCATTAGACGGCCCTGCTTGGTTTCCAGAGTCTTGACCAGACCCGCCACCACCGCCACCGCCTGTATTGGCAGTTCCCGCTGTACCTGTACAGTTCCCTTTACAGCCCGCACCGCCGCCGCCTGATCCACCTGATCCGACGCTTCCGTCTGTGCGCTGTCTTGATCCACCGCCACCACCACCAAAGTATCCAGATGCTCCATGTGAAGTGAAGTTAGAAAATAATCTCCCTGCTCCGCCATTGCCGGCGCTTGACGTAGTTGCGGCTGTCCCGGCGGCTCCCGCGCCACCGCCACCACCGGCATTATTGTTATCGGGGGCAGAGGCTCCTGCTCCACCCGCATTTCCGTAGGCAGAAACAGTTACGCCAGAAATTGAAGGAGCCGTCTGCGTACTACTTCCCGCTGTATGAGAAGGGTTTGCGCCGCCCCCTGATCCACCACTATCTGGAGCGGTCCAGTGAGCAACTGATCCTGATCCCCCACCTATAGCAGTAAGGGTTCCTGTATTTGCGGCAGTGTCAAAAACAGAATTGGCTCCATCGCCACCATTTCCTGTTCCTCCCGCACCAACCGTATAAGCATACGATGTCCCTGCTGTGACTGGGAATACGGTAGCGTGTAAAATTCCACCACCACCGCCTCCACCGCCGGCAGGGCGATCACCGCCACCGCCAGTTCCACCACCCGCAACAACTAACACCTCTACGCTTGAGGGGGCGGGGGTAGGCGCTGTCCATGTTCCGCTACTTGTAAATCCGCTAGTCGCTCCTGAACCAGAAGTCCCACCAATATAATAATTGGCGGCATTTCGACTTTCATTAGTAGACCCGCGTGCATCAACCCCAGTAGCATCTTCAAACGCATCGACTGTCTGATCCTGCAAGTTATAAGCGGCCATACTGCCGTTAGCGGCCACTTTAAATGCTAATAAAGCGATGTCGGTTTCTAGGTTTGTGGTATCAACATGACTTGTTACACTCGCCGCTGGCAAAGTAACTGTTTTACTAGAGAGATTAAGTGTAGATGCTAAATCATCTGCGCCGACTGTTCCGTCTGTAATACCTGCTGTTTGTATTTTTGTTAATGCCATTGCTAATTCCTTATGTTTGTTCTAATCATTCTGCTTCCTCAATAGTGAGCGTTCCTGCTTCAACGTGAATTGGGGTTCTTTTCCGAGGTAACTCATTATGCCCACCCAAGGCTGACAGCCTGAATTCGTGTTTCTTTTGATGCGCTTTGGTTTAGTGTTTCGATCTTGTAGCGCAAGGAAGTACCAGAAGGTTGAGAAGAAATATCTACGTTATGGGCAGTCAGAATGGTATGACCACCAGTTGTGCCTTCGCTTGATAAGGTAGCCTGAGTCCATGTGGTTCCGTCATCCCTAGAGACATAGGCTTTTAGATCGGTGTTTACCGTGGCAGTACCCGCACCGTTGGTGTAGGTCATTACCAGATCGCCGGTTGTGGGAGTTGCTTCGGCGGTTGTTGCGTTTGAGACTAGGGTTAAATTTCCAGCACTTGAAACTGAAGTTGGGTATCTCACAATTACAATCCCAGACCCACCATGTCCACCACGATTCATTCCGCCGCCTCCGTCATCAGCGCCGCCACCACCGCCACCGGTATTGGCTGAACCTGCTCCGCCAGGACCACCATTAGCAACTCCTGTACCACCACCACCCTGACCCCCAGCTCCTGCTGTTCCACCAGAGCCGCCACCGGCATAGTAGTTACCAGTTCCATTAACTTTAAAAGTTACTGTAGAACCATCGTTCTGAGTCCAATCATATACAGTTGAAGTACCTTCTTGATATCCATCACCTCCCGCTCCACCTCCGTCAGTGCCTCCAGCCTCAGCCGCACCACCGCCACCTTTTGAATCACCATCATTACCTTGATTTGGGGTGTAAGTTGATGTTCCGCCGCCCCCAGAGCCGTAGGTCCCACTACTACCACCATTACCCTTTTGTCCCCCATAAGCAACAAGACTGCCGCTAAAAGATGAATTATCACCATGATCGTCAACTGGACTTGATCCACCGCCAGAAGCAGTACCACCATCACCCACCACAACAGCATGAGTAGCGGCTGTTACCGCCTTTGCGGAATAGTAAGTAAAACCACCAGCTCCGCCACCATATCCACCACTAGTGCTACCAATAAATGCTCCTGTTCCTCCACCACCAACTACAAGAATATCAGCATCTAATGCTGTATCCGTGACAAAGTTACCATCGTTTGTAAATGTTCTTACACTATAGTTAGTGCTATCAACGGTATAAGTTGTTAGAGTTCCGCCAGATGTTGATGGGGTTACAGTCGCTTGGCCATGATAATACTTACCAGAAGCATCTCTTTGTTCGTTTGTAGAACCACTTGCATCAATACCAGTAGCATCCTGAAAGTCATCAATCGTCTGGTCTATAAGATCGTATTTTCCCAACGAACCATTAGCCGCAACCTTGAATCCAAGGATGGCGATGTCATCTTCAAGGCCCGCGGTATCAACAACATTACTCATTGATAACCATTCTGATCCATTCCAATTCTTTATCTGGTTATTTGCACTGTCGTACCAAATATCACCCGCCACTGGAGTTGGTGATGTTGGCGCGGTTGCAGAACTTGTGTAGTAAGGGACATTAGCAACCTTGCTCTGAGCAATCGCCGCCGAAGCGTTGATGTCAGCATTAACAATTGCACCATCTACAATTTTTGCACTCGTTACAGTATTATCGGCAGGTGTATTAACTGTAACACCACCGCCTACATCTACAATCCAAATTGTTGCGCCGGTTGCTGGCGCGGCTGAAAATGTTATTGTGCTACCACTTACTGTAAATGCTTTACCAGCGCCTGGTTCTTGCATTACACCAGCAATACTTACTAACAAACAATTTGCATGACTCGGTGTATAGTTTGAACCACCTTGTTGTAAAGTAAAAGCAGTTGTTGATCCGTTTGGTGTTAAAGCATCTAACTTGGCCGCGTTTGTTGCTGTACTTGACAGCAAGTCCCATGCTTTAACAACAGCACCATTTGCGGGTGCTTCACTAAATGTTAAAGTTGTACCACTGCGAGACCATGCACCTGCATCTTGTAAAACACTATCTACAAATACTAATAAATTATCATCACTGCTAGGTGTTGCTTCTAATGTTAATGTTGTATCTGAACCATCGCCGGTCATCTCTGAAAGTGTAACTGTTGTAGTTGCACTGTCTGCATCATTGATCCAAGCACTACCATTATATTTTAATACTTGCCCACTTGAAGGACTTGAAATTGTTGTGTCTGTTAAAGCTGCTACAGTTGATGTAAGGGTAACTGCTTCATTAATCCATGCACTACCATTATATCGTAAAAATTCATCATCTGCTGGACTTGAAATTGTTGTGTCTGTTAATGCGGCCAATGTAGTAGTGGTTGATATTCCACTTAGGTTACTGCCATCGCCGTGATATTCGTTTGCTCTTATATTTGCATAACTAGTAATTGTTACGTTACCACTTGTTGTGCCAATTTCACTTGTATTAATAAAGGCAAATTGATCAGCACTTTCATCCCATATCAAGCCAACGTTTGTATCACTGCCACGTTCAAATACAAAGCCGACGTCTTTATCGTTTGTTCCAGATTGCCCGCTGTTAATTCTTATAAGTGGATCTGTTACATTATGGATGTCAAAGTTAATTTGCCCTGCTCTTGGTTTAGTTAATCCCATGATAATTCCTTTTTAATCTAACTATATAATATATCAATTTATATCCCTGATGCTCGTTCTACTACGACTGCTTCGCGTTTTTCCATGCCGCGGGTCCAGGCGGCCGCACCTAGAATAGCACCAAACGCAATATGGAATAATCCACCACCTTGTAGTGTTAATGAGCTCCATTGCCCTTTTGCATACATGATTGCTAGTGCTTCGGATTGTTGCTCGGTAGGCATTTGTAATACATAGCGGAATATCTCAACCAAGTCATGTGGCTGTGCTTGTATTAAGTAGGGTGCTACAATGAAGTCAAAGATACATATTGACAAATATGTAACTGCGGATAATGGTCTCCACATACTGCGAAGCCATCTAGAGATGGGTCCGTTTGAATCGCTGGAATTTGTATTAACAGGTGTTACTGTTATATGGTCAATTTGTTCCGATTCAATCGCCGTTGTTCTTGATCTTGCCATAACTTACCTTGAATGTCATATCAAATGTAGTGTACTTTTCTTGTACATCTACATTACTAATCGTAATATTGGAGTCTGCTCTTGTTATTACTTTATTGACACTCTCGGAGTGATTGACTAGACCTTTAAATATAAAACTACGATGATCTAAATTTTCTTCTTCTAAAACGCCAATTAATAAACTATCAGCGTTACATGTATTTATTAATTCTCCAGTAGAAAACTTTTCTACGTCTTTATCAGGAAATATAGGATAACAATTAATAAATTTTGTATGCCCTATATAATATTCTTGTATATACTTGCCTGTATATTCTTCACTTTCGGCGTATTTACTAAATTTTGCAACATCACACCGACAACCCATAGTTACTGTTGGGTAATTTGGATTAGTGGTAGTAAAGCATAAACCAATTTTTTCCCATGGCTCGTCGGAATCGACGTTCATAAGATGTTGGTAAGGCATGTCAAAACAATGCCATGAGATAGGATGAGCAAGTTGTTGGAAAAAACACAAATCATACTCTTTAAAGTTAATTGTGCGTATAAAGTCGTCCATGTCCTGCCAAAGATGGCTAGACGTTAGTATTCGAAGAGTCTCCATTATCAGCGTCCTTTAATGCTTCGACATCAGTTTTTTTAGCAATATGAGTTAATAGTTTATCTAATTTATGCTGAAACCAAATACCCATTTTGGTATCTTTAAACCACATCCAAAATGATGATGCTATGATATTTAGAACTATTACTTTGATTAATACCCACATATTGTATTTATGCTATTATTAATCGGAACGCTTGATTGTTTTGTTATTGTGATCTTCTATTTTTTGGGATTGCTGTTTGTAGTATTTTTCATAAGCAATAATGATTGCTTGCTGTTGTTGAACCAACTTACGAATAGCGGCAATATTCTCACTTAAATTAATATATCCTTGGTCTGTTAGACCAAAAATAGCACCATCGACATTATTTTTTTGTAGTTTATAAAAAACATCTTCATAGTTTTCTACAGTAATAATAGTCCATTCAACTTCTTTTGTGTCGATTGAATCAACATCCGGCAAAGTCAATGGAACTCGTTCAATAGGTGTTACTACAATCAATGGTTTTTTAGGGGTTAAACATCCTGTTAAGGATAATGGTAATATTGTCGCAATTGCTAATAATTTAATATGTTCTAACATTAGTCTTCCTTAGGACGGTAATTAGGGTTTGCTATAGATGGACACTCTGAATTAATTTGACTTGGCTTTGTCGCGTTGATTTCTTTAACTGTAAGAGGACTTCCACTTAGAATTTCAAAACAACGCAAAACATTTTTTGAAGCATTTGTGATTACCCTACCAATTGGTCCAGGTTTATTTTCAGCAAGTTTTCCAATATCGCGAGTGCCGAAATGCTTAGATACTTTATTAAATTTCTTTATTAGATTATCATAATCATCTTGTGCGTCGTCAAACTTACTATTAAGATCAGTTATTACTTCATTCATTAAAATGCGATCTTCTTCTGCTTGTTTTAATGCTGTTTCTTGTAGAGCGATTTGAGTTTCTTTAATAGCCATTTCTGCTATTAATCGTGCTTTTTGCTCTTCATTGTTTTTATAATATAGATACCCGCCGCCTAATGCTACGGCAAGAACGCCTATCATAATTGAGTTTAATCCTAACATATAATTATTTATTATTTGAATGGAATATGAGCGTTAATTTTGAGTTGTTCAAGTTGCTGAAGAATATTTTTTTGCTTTTCAATAAAACTATCATATTCTTCTGGAGATAAGGGTAGTTTATCTGCAAGATCTTGAAAACTAAGTGTTTTTTCGCTTTTGTATAGTTTAAACTGCCAGTTTTCAATGCCTGTTAGTTTTTCTATACCTTCTAATACCTCTGCAATCATGTTAGGAAAGGCGGGATTACGTTCGGATTCTACAAATACTACAAAATCACCGTCGATGTTTTCGCTTGAAACATTGTCTGCGTCGATAATTTCCGTATATCCTTTTTCTAAAAATGCAACTAAGTCATTTGCCGCGCCATCACTTTTAACATAAAAAGCCATAACAATAATATCTCTATCATCGCCTACTTTACTTTTATGTTTGTCAATACGGATAATAGAATTTACTAGGCCTTCTAAGTCTAGTGCTCCTAAGTCTTCATTTAATTGGATCATTATACTAGTTCTTCTTCCATTTCTGGAGCGACGGCCGCTTGATCAAGATTTTGCATTTCTGCGTCTTCTACGTCTTGTAGATCAACAGTTTCGCCAGCATATTCAACTGAGCCACGCTCGATATCTGTCATTAGTTCTCTTGGCATCTTAATTGAAATAATCCAAATTGAAATATCAAGTGTTTTAATCTTTTCGTGGCTTGGTTCGTCGTTTAGTGGCTCATGCTTAGGATAAGATTGTAGATTTTTAATTGGCCGTGTTAGTTTTGATTTCTCAAAAGTAACTGTAATGCCATAGTCTAATAAGCGTTTTGCTCCTAGTGGGTTTGGCATCATTTTCTCTGGCCACATGAATGAACATTCTACAAAATGCCTACCATGAAGTGGACCTTCAACTAACTCACCCTTCTTCCAGTTTTCAAACACGTATAGATCAAGATTATCTAAAACACGTTCAAAGTCTAGTAGGTTTTCTAATGCATTGCTACTCATATAAATGTTCTTAGTATTATCTAAAACATCGTAGAGTTTAATTCTGTTTGCCATATAGTTATTTATACTAATTAAAGTATCTGCGGTAGTCTCTAAGGCCACATAAAAATATTATTAGCGTTTCCTGATTCTATAATTTCCCTGGTGCGATCTGTTTTTAAACCTGTTAATAATAGTGTAGTTCTAAGCGTATTAGAAGCATTTGCTGTTGCGTGAGGAACATTAGCCCAATCAAATGTATGACAGTCACCTGCTTTCCAGTTTGTATACGTATACGTTCCGTACTGATAAAACTGACCAGGTTCCCAGTCAGTAAGAAATATTGCTATTCTACAGATTTGTTCTGGATCCGATGGCTTCCAATCCCATAGTTTATCAATATGCCTGTTAAACATTTGCCCAGTGTGTTGTACGTGGCTGCGATATTTTTTCCTTAATCCTTCTGATAGGTCAGTGGATTCAGTCAATGCAAAGTAATCACACATAGATTTAAGCACTGGTAAGTTTGAAAAGTCGTCAAGCATATTAGATAGTTCTAATTTGGGATCGCCGTGGCCTTGAAGAATATCATATTCTTCTTGCTCAAGCATCGGAGACACATCATCATAATCGCCAAAATACTTTCTAGTTTCCCAACTAATTGCCTTGCTCTCATTAATAATTGTTTGCATTTCTTGGCGCCAAGATTCTGGATTTGGAAATCTTCCTAAGATCTTAAACCACTCACCTTCTTTATCTTGTCTTTCATTAATGAAATGATATTCGCTGTTTGAAACCGTCCAATCCCAACTGCTTTTATATAAAGCAGGATCTGTTAATTTTTTATTCCAATTTGTAGTGTGCATTATGTATAATCAAGTCCTTTGTCTTTTCTTACTATACTATTTACTAAAATACCAATACTAATTACAATGCAAATAAGAAAAATAGGATGATTGTATATATTAAACAGTTCAAGCCATCTAAAATCTGCCATTGAACTGAGTCCAGGCTTCCATTGCTTATATCCATATAGTTGCAATGTGCCCCAAAAATACTCATCAATCTTAAATGCTACAACATATGCGACAAGAATAGCCGGCCTACTTATGTTAAACATTTTACACACAACACCGATCGCGCTTAGAATGGCTAATAGTGCCAAATCTTCCCAACCACCTGTGTATTGCATATTAGCGTAGACAATTACTCCTAGAATAAATGTTGCGTAAATCCAAAAAGGAACTTCTAAGAGTTTTAGAATATACTTGTATAAGAATATACTTAATAATGCTACACCCACTGTTCCAAATATATAACCAAATGCTAAACTGTTTGTAAACTGTAGATCGTCTAGTAGACTAGGCGTGCCAATTTCCATACCAAAATACATACAAATTGCCATAACCATAGCCGCAAATGGCGCGGCTGGTATTCCAAATAAACACGCAGGTATCATACTAGATACTTTTTGTGCGTTATTTGCTCCTTCACAGCCTAACAATCCAACAGGATTGCCTTCACCAAAAGGAACTTCTTGCTTATCTTCTTTGTGTGCCGCTTTTGTGGCGCCGTATGCTAAGAAGTCGCCTACTGCTCCTCCTACGCCTGGTAATAAACCAGTAACAAACCCGATTAAGCCACCGCGTATCATATCTTTCCAATTTTTTCTAACGTCACCAAAGCCTTGCCTTAGGCCTTTCCAGTAATTACCTTCAAGTGGTGGCGCCGCTGATTTTAATTGCCTTCTAAATCCGTCTAATAATTCTGGAACTCCAAACAATCCTGAAAGCAACACAACCATTCCAATTCCATTTTGTAAGTATTCCCAACCGAAAGTTAATCTTGGATTACTTACGACATCTTCTCCTACCATACCCACTGCTAGTCCAAATATAATAGCACAAGTGCTTAGGAAGATACTCTTGCTGGCTACAAAACCTACGCAGGCTAATGCCATTGTCATAAACCCTAAAAACTCCGGGCGTCCAAATAATACTATAATTTTTCCATAGTATGGAAGTAAAAAGAAAGTTAATGCCGCAAATACGACACCATTAAATGTTGAATCAGCAATAGCAATTCCCATTGCTCTCGCCGCCTGGCCCTTCTTTGCCATTGGGTAGCCGTCAATAATACAGGCCGCTGTTGTACTTGCGCCAGGTATACCAGTAAGAATACTAGTATAACTATCAGCACTGGCGCAACTTGCTACAATAGCAGTTAAAAAGACCAATCCCAAGTAGGGGTCAGTCATGAAGTATGCGCCCATACTAAAGACAGTTATCAAGGCGGTAGTAACACCTGCTATAGGAATAATTCCTACTAACATTCCATAAGCGGTGCCAACTAACGCCCAGATAACATAATCCATAATTTTAGTCTAAAAGTTCAGGCTTATAAACTGATGGAAAACCATATGCTTCTTGGTTCCATCTAACTGCGTCCCTAAGGGCTTTCTCTGTAATTAAAGATTTTAGTGCCGCCAATAATGATGGACCATCTTGAATCCATGGATATACTCCTGTCTTTGCGTAAATCTCTGCTGATGCAACTGGATCATTAATCATCTCAGTTACGGCCGCTTTAACTTTTGCCGCATTTGGATTACCTTTGTTCATCCAAAGTGATTTTTGTATTGCATCACGCCAGTTACGAGTAAGTTTATATGCGTTATATAAATCGCCTGAAGGTCTTTCGCCCCATAGTGACTCATAAACATCTTCAAACTGTGTGTTAGGAAAGTTTGGATCTGCAATTTGTACATTGTTTTCTAGATCTAGAATACCGTGTGTAAACCAAAGTTCGTTGCCAGCGATGCCTTCGTAAAAGCGTTTCCAAGCCGCTGGTGATTCACGGGCAACATCAAATTCTCCGTTTTTAAATCCTAGGCGCTTTTCACCGCCTGATACACCGTTAACCCAAATAACACGCTCTCTCCAACATGCCAAGTATTCATCGACAGTATTGTCGCCTTGTGGTCCACATAGTAACATTGCAACTGCCGTCGCATCTGGTTCAAAACCTGATCCACCAGCAACCGTCCATGTGCCTTCTTTTTCTTGGGCACCTTCATGCTTACCAAGAACAATATCATTGTTCATTGAACCAATTAATTCATAGTCAAAGTAGTTGTAATCGACCTTGTCTAGCAAGTATGATACACCATTACCACCGTGAGCAACCATAATTGTTTTGTCATCAAAACGTAGGCTGTTGTGGAATTTATTAAAGCCAGGAATATCTCTTGCACCTGGAATATGGCGTACTACTACTGGTTCACCAATGAACTTCTCTAGGTTTTTTGCAATAATTTCGCTCCATACCGAAGTACCCTTACCAGGCGCTTGGGGAACAATTAAAGTATAATCAGCTAATGCTGGTAGTGCGATGCCTACTGAAAGCATAAGTGAAAGAATTAAACGTTTCATGTAATTTCTCCTTGTTGAATAATGTTGTTTAATGTTTTTACTCGTGACGAGTTACTCGTGACGAGTGTTGCGGGATAACTCTAATGAACTTCTTGCGGAGCGTTATTAAAGTTAGTAAATTTATTTATTAATTAGCGCAGTTCTACTATAATTATTTTGACCACCATTCAGTTCCGGGCTTTGCGTGTTCTTGTATCTTAGCACGGGCTATTCTATCTAACTCTGTCTCTTCAACAGGGGAGACGTACTTAGCATTGGCATTGGCTTTTAAAATTTCATTAATCGATGGGTGGTCGTATGCAATAGGAAAATCTAGTATCTTATTAAGATATTTTAAATATTGATGTTCATATAGGCATAACATTTCATAACTAATATAGTCTATATTTAGATTTCCTAGTTGTTGTTCGATTGCTTCGAGCATATGCGTATAGGTTACTCGACCGCGTAATCTTTTTTGTTGGGCTTCTAATATGTTTTTATCTCGGCCAATAATTGCCACTTGAACTGACCATCCGTTTTTAGTTGCCCCATTAATAAATTCTTTAAACGGAGGTATTGTTGTTACTCCATTTTGAATATAAGGAACAGAAATACTGACGCAAGCATATTTGTAATTTCTAAAGTCCGCAGTGTCCCATTCAGATGGATTATTCCAGAACTTATTAAAAGGTTCTAAATCGTGTGCTACCCAATAAGTCTCATTAAGTTCCTTCCAACCAAAGACTTCCGGATGCAACTCAAATACTTTGCTGTACATGTGGTTTCCGGACCCTTGTGGTCCAACTAATAGCAATAACTTTTTATTATTCATGGAGCGTTATTAGCGGGGGGATTATGAAAGTATTTATATTTTTTTAAATTTTCTCGGAAAGAATGAAAAAGGTATTTTTTTCTTTATCGAAACGTACTACAACGTTGTCAGTAGTTTTATTAAATTCATAATACCATGTTGGCCAACACTCTCCTGCCATGTTTAATATATTGCTATCGACTGTAATAGGCTTTTTTCTTCCTAACTCTGCTATAAACATAGCGGTGTATTTTTTATTAGGTAATGAAGAACGCATTTTCCAAGTTAAATCTTTTACAGGGGCGTATGCATCAAATTTTACGATATCTTTTAAACATGGTGTAGATGACACAATTTTATCAAATGTATATGTTCTTAGATATCTTAAATTATATTGATTCCAACTGTCCATTCTTTTATATTCTTCATACTTATAATCTCCATCAAGAGCATATTGATTATCGAATTCTTTGATTCCTGTTTTCATTCTATCTATCCTGGCTTTTAACCCATTTTCTAAAACATATCCAGGCAAGAGATAAAATGAACCAGAAGCATAATTTGGTATTATTATAGGATTTATGTGACTTTCATTAATTATATGACAAAAATTAGACCATGGTCCATATACCTGATCAAATATTTCACCTGAAACTGTTTCAGACACTACTACGTCTGGATCAGGGCCCGGTAAATTTTCAAGAATATCTTTTGTAAATAGTCCTTCAATTAGTGTATATTTTTCTTTTGGTATATTATTTTTTTCAAGATTATATTTAGCTGCTTCTATAAATTCTGGATTAACATCTACCATATAAACATGCTTTGCTCCATGATATAAAGCCATAAAGGATAATATACCTGATCCTGTGCCTATATCTAAAACTATTTTATCTTTACAAACCTTTGATAATTCATTGAAAAGCCAAATATTTCTTTTATTACACGCTCCAATCATTTTTTCATGACTATATTCTCTAATAGGTGCAAAGGTAATATTCATAATATGTCTCCAAATTTACGTTGTTTTTTTCGTTTATATTAGTCAAAAATAAAATCATTTATTTTAGGATCGCGATCATATTTTATTTTAATGGTGTCAGATATTTTATCGAATTTATATATATGCGTTGGCCAAAGGTCTTGTTGCATTACATGTAAGGTACTATTTTTAATTTGAGAACAGTTTAATAATCCAATTAGCATAATGCCGTAATTGCCATTTGGTAAATTAGAAGTAGTAGTCCACGTTTCATTTATATTTGGATTATGAAAATCAAAATGTATTACATTTCTTAATGTTTCGACAGTTGATTGCAATGCTGATTCGCGTAACTTTAGTAAGTAATTGTAATCAGATCTACCTTGTAATTGCTTACCGACTTTATATCTTTCTAGTTGTTTAAATTTTTTACCAAATAAAGATGCATTTATAAAATAACTATTATCTACTTCTTTAACGCCGGTTGCCATAATACCTGTTACTTCATTGTCTTGTCTATGCTTATCAATAACGTCAAACATCTCAGTATTGGTAAAGATTGACAAAGAACCATATATTGTGTCAGGTATTAAAATAGCGTTCTTTGTATTTATATTTTGTTTTATAGGTTTATAAATTTCCTCTAAATTAATTTCAAACAAATTGCCACATATTAACTCACTTATTACTACATCTATTTGTGGTAATTCCTTTAAAACATCTATTAATTCTGAATTAATAATAGTATAACGAGATTCATCTATGTTCGCTTGTTGCATAATAGAATACGCCAACTCACAACACTCTTTATTGTGATCAACCATATAAATATGTTTTGCTCCAGAATGCAATGCGAATAATGAAAGAATTCCTGACCCTGAACCAATATCCAAACAAATTTTATTATTGCATACTGCTTTTATTTGTTTGTAGTACCAATTGTTTCTTAATGGACTAGAAAAAAGTAGGGATTGATCATAAATTCGCATACATTAAATGTTTTCCTAATTAATTAAAGTAATCTTCTCTATCGCCTTCACGATGTATATCTAAAGTAATACAATGTAAACCGCCATCCCAAAAGTATCTATGTCTAAATGGGGCAACAATGTATTCTACTTTATGTTTTTTAAAGGCTGCTTTTAATTCTTCCGGCGGCTCGTTTGTACATAATATCAAGTTTTCATTAATACTTAACATGTTAACATCAAATACACTTTCCTCAATATAGCCCACCCATTCATCTAACCATTTTCCTACAAAGTCAATAAGCATTGCATTAGTCTCTTCACCTTGTATCCACCACTTACCTTGATTAGAGTATTTTATTTTTTCAAATCCTTTTACTACATTATTGGCCCAACCTTGTTCGTGTAAATAAACACCTTCCCAATTTGGTACCGTATTTTTGTATTCATCAAAGTCAGTAGTATGTACATATAACCCTGGCTTAATAGGACAAAAAACGCCATCAGAATGGCCACCAATGTTTGTATATTTAATATCATAATTTTCGAATTCTTTTTTTATCCATTGCTGTTGATAAGCAGGAAAATTATCAACAATTAATCTATTACCTAATCTAACTAAGCAGGGTGCATCTATCATATGCGTTCTAATCTTTAAATGTTCTGGATCCATGCCAGGTATCATCTTTCCTTGGCTTTTTCTATACATTGACTGCCTATCATTAATTGATACCAATTCTTGCATTATGCTTTTAAACTCTGTTTCGGTTAATTTTTTTAAGGATTTTAAATCTTTATCATTACGATAAGGATCAAATACTTTACCCTCCTCTGCCGTCATGTTAAACACAGGATCCATTTCTTCTTTATATATAAAACGATATAAAGTGTTCCCTATTGTAATGTATCCGTCCCTAACTGCCAAAGACGGTATAGGTGGTTTATGTTTTTCTCTTATACATTCTTGCAATAAGTCTTTTGGTGGAGTTCCGGGCCTATAAACGGTAACATCGTGTTCTTTAAGAACAGTACATAAATTATCTAAATCTCTATTAGTTTCTTCAAGTATTCTTTTTAGAGGACTTTTTATGCGATCTTCAGTAATAAAGTCGAAAGAATGCTCGTGATATGTTCTTCCAACAATTATTTCTTTAAGTGGCTGGAAGTCTGTATGGCAGTTTATTTTCACTTACTTTGCCCAAACAAAATACACTCTATTCTTACCATCTGTGCGTAAATCTAATACAGTGACACCTAAAAAGTCTGCTGTATTAATAATAAATGTGGGCGTCCAAGCATAAAATTGTATCCAGTCGGCCTCCATTGGATCGTGCATCAGGCCTGGATTAACTCTAAAAAATATTTTACCACCAGGTGAGGTTAATTTAACTACACGCTCTAACTCATTGAGTATTTTATTTGTATCACCAAAGTTAATAGAACCCAAACACAACACCACATCGTATGTAACGTCAGGATCGTAATCCATAATGCCTTTTATAATATCTGCTTTTGGATTATATGGATCAAGTCCCGTTAGATTATGTATGTTACCTCTAAATTCATTATATCCACAACCAACATCTAATACATTCTTTGGATTAAGGTTATTAACTTCATCAATTAAAGCGGGGCCGCTGTATTTGTATTTTTTAAGTTCGGGTTGCCATACTCTAGAAAAATAATTTTCTAATACTTTGTCGTCTACTTTATCTACTAACTCGCCTATGTGATTAAATGAAACATCATCTACCCATACATTAAAAATGCCTTGTATGGATTGCCGTAGTTTATGTTCGTCGCGTAAAATTTGTGGAGATGTTTTAAACATATCCTCTAGTTGACTAAGTATTTTTAAATTCATAGTACTGCTACTTTGATGTCATTGTGTGCGTATATTTGGTGAACATTGTCAAGTGGCATGCTAATGCCTAATCTTTCACACAATTCAAAGTTATCTTTTACATTCCACTTTAAACTATGTTTCTTAACAAAAGCCCGTATATGTTTGTTTTGTAGGGCAATTTGCTTCTTCATCTTAGCGTCGTCTTCATACCATGCATAATTTGGATAACTTATACCAAATCCACCTGCTGTTTTCCACCAGTCAAAACATTTATTGTTCGACCTATATACAAGTATTATTCTAGCATAACTCCAAGTTTCATGCAAGTAATCCAAGCCAGTTGCCATTGTATGGCTTTTAATAATTCTATACTTGCTTTTGTTTAGTATGCCTTTGAATGGTTTATTGAACTCTGCTTCGTTTTGTTTAACGTCTCTACTACTAATATCGTCAAACCATGTGCCGAATTCCATACCTGGGTCAAAGTATGAGCCTGTGTGTTTTGCTATAGCATACGTGTATTGTCGATCAGCAGTTTGGTCTGTAGCATCTATTTCTGCGGAACTGCTAATATACTTAGCAACGCTACTCCAACGAGAACCAGGAGCACCGACGAGAAAAATATAACTCATACATATACTTATATTGGGCGCCCTTTGCGGGCGCACAATTGTGATTTAAAAATTAACCTGATAATGGATTATCAAGTGCTCGCTCAACTCGTCTGTCAACTGATTCTTCAAACTCTTTCGCAATCGCTCAAGGGTCGGGCATGCCAATGGAGATGATCAAATACAGTACGTTGTACTTTATCTATGTAATAATTTCCACTACCAAATTTTTTATCGGCAACCTCTCGCAAAGCCGCCTCCATTTCGGCATAGTCTCTAGGTGGAATGGACATTGTATGCCCTGCGCGCCATACAACCATTGGCAAAATGCAAGACATACAATCCAGTATAATCCATCGGGGATCACTATCATCATATAAATGTATGATAGTATGTAACTCGCAAAGTTCGCAAGTATCCCTAGTCATCCGAATCTCCGTAGATGCGTAAAACTTCTTCTACCACAGCGTGGCGACGAATGTCTTTCTTTTCAAAATGTATTGATGAAATATGATCAGTATCATTATACCTATTTAATAAATGCTGAAATTCATATAAACCATTGTCATATAATCTGTCACTTTGATTTAAATCACCAGTCACTATCATACGAGAGTCGTCGCCTATTCTTGTTAATAGCATCTTCATTTGACTTTTTGTAGCATTTTGCATTTCATCTGCTATAATAAATGCTCTCTTAAATGTTCTGCCTCTCATATATGCTAATGGAGATATTTCAATAATACCTTCATTTATCATACGTGATATATTTTTTGGTGAATAATACTCTTGAAACACATCAAAAATTGGTTTAGTCCATGGCTCCATTTTTTGTTGAATTGTTCCTGGTAGAAAGCCATGTTGCTCATCAACTTCTACTGCTGGGCGTGTTAAAACAATTTTGTCTATTTTGTTTTCTGAGTATGCTTTAAGTGCGGCTAAACATGCTAACATTGTTTTGCCTGTTCCTGCGGGACCCACCGCAAATACAATTGTATTGCGTGGATTAAGTAATAATTCTATATAGTCTCTTTGGTTAATTGATCTTGCTTGTAGTTTAACGTTTGGTTTCCTTATTGTGTATTTTGGTTTTCCGTAATATTTTTCAAATTCAATGATCTTCTCGTCCATCAAATCATAAGCGTTGTTACCGCGGTGCTTATGACGATTCCTTCGTCTAGACATTTTCCACCTCGCTTAAAATAAAATTCTACACAATGTTGTGTAGTAAAAATATTTAATATGATAACGACGTAAGTTATAACATATTTTAAATTATACTATTGCAATTACTAAATAAATACTAGGTGAAACTCAACGAAAAAAACAAGAACGTTTATTGCCCTGCTCCTTTCCACGAACAATTAGTTGATTCCGACGGAACCATTAAACCTTGCTGTGTGGCTAAAGGAACTGTTTATAATGACGATGGTTCTGAAGCAAACATTACTGTTAATAGTTTACAAGAAGTTTGGAATAACAAACATATGCAAGAAATACGTCAAAATATGATTGACGGTATAGAACCTGCAAATGAAATGTGTGACATTTGTTATAATCTCGAACGCTACGGCTTGCATAGTAATAGAATAAATGAATTAGAACAATACAAAGACTACGTAGATACTGCTATTGTCGACGAACTTCCTGATTATTATGATTTAAGATTTGGAAATTTATGCAACCTACAATGTATAATGTGTGATGCTCATTACAGTTCTCGTTTGATGACGGAGCAAGAAAAAATTTTAGATTTATTAAAAAATGACATAGAATACACGAATTACTTATTAGAAGAGAATTATACCAGATCAAATACAGTATGGGGCAGAAGTAATGCGGCCAAATATGCATGGCCTGCCGACGATAAAATTTTTAACAATATTCAGAATAGAATGTCTAAATCTAATTGTAGAAAAATCTATGTCAATGGCGGCGAGCCTACCTTATATAATAAATCATTAGTTAAGATGTTAGAGTTGTTAATAGAATCTAAACAAGCAAAAAACATGGAACTTTGGATTAATACTAACGCTACGATTGTTGATTTAGAGTTTTATGAGTTACTTGATCAATTTAAACAAGTGCGATTAATGTTGAGCATTGATGGTGTAGAAGAATCATTTGAGTACATTAGATATCCCGCAAAATGGAGTAACATTGACGATAATATTATTAAAATTGTTGATTTTGTTAGTAATTCAGATGATATGTATAAATGGAGAATTGAATTTCAACCTACATTTCAACTACTTAATTTATTAGACATTACTAAGATGATTGAATATTGGTTATCTATTAGGCAAAAAATACCTTGTTACTTTACTCTAAATAAGTTAAGTGATCCGAGTTGGTATGATGTTGATATAGCAAACATAGAAATTAAAAACAAAATCAAAAAAGAAGTACAAAGCAAATTTGTAGAAGAAGATAAAGAAGTTTCAGATTTAATTTCTTATATTAGTAATATTATGTCATATGAAACCTTGCAAGAAGAAGAACATAGACGAATGTTAATTGATTGTGCTATAGATATGCATGAAATATATAAAAATGTTAGAAGTATTGATAAATTAGACGACTGGTTTTACAATACTATAGATAAACTGCGTTAATTTACCAATTTGGATAGTCTTCGTCTTTTAAATGTTTTTCCAAGACATATCCTTCTCCGAGATGCTCTCGTAATTCTGATTTATGCCTACGTGTATCTACTAAAATTTTAAAAGATTTTATAATCGCTGTAGATGTGCGAAATGGAAACCACCATGGAAAAAAGGCATGAATAATACCTAGTATACATGCATATAATAGTTTTAGACTATTGACGAAGGCAACGCGAAAATGTTGCCAGTATGTTTGTGGATTTTCAGTATCGCGAATATGATCTGTTAAAAAACTCATTTTTATATCCCCGCATATATTTAAGAAGACCATTTATTATAATAATAAATGCTTATTATGTAATTAAAGTTAATCTAGATTAACTTTCTTCGAATGATTTAAAATTTAATAAGCGTATTTATGATCATAAATACGCTTAATAAGCGTATTTATGAATAAATAGTTGTATGCGTCATTACGTTGATGTTGTTTTAAAAGACGGCAAAAAAATAAAAATAAAATTTTTAGATAATCCTTTTATTGAAAAATTTATTGAACACTTAACACTGAATAATTCAATCTGTGAGGTTGTATCATGGGATCTACCTTACCCTTTACAGCCAGAGCCTTACGACAAAGTTAAAGTTGAAGGATATACAAATCAACTTAAAAGATATATCAAAAATCTTAATAACTTAGGGTTAAATTATCCTATACCTTTAGAAGAAATTGATTTTAGTGAAGGTATGGAGCTAGGCGATGGAAAAAATGCCGAAAAACGCGATTTACTTAATAGATTACACAGGCATTTCACAACAGGTGAAGATTCTTATTACAAATCTGAAGATATTTGGGCCGAAGACCAAAAAGCCAACCCCGACTTGCCAATAAAGATAGAAGATTACCAAGGGGTATGGCAATACGGAACTGACTATACTTTTAATTTGCCTTCATATGATAAAGAAGAAGACAGAGAGGTTTTTTTCGACTCTTTGCATGGACTTAATTATGCAGTACACGATATAGAAATGTATTATACAAATGATCGCATGGATAGATTCAGGCCAGGTAAAAAAGCTGATGATCCCCGCCATTTGCTAATGACGTGGGAATACCAAATTGAACTTAAATTATTACCGTCTCCCTCAGAGTATCCAGATGGTAATACTATGGATGCTGATGATAAAATAGCCAAACTATCGAAGTTAGGTGTACAAAATATGGATGAAAACTATTTTAAGAAATTTGATCAAGAAGATTATCAATACTTCAGCGATGATTTATCACATGATGTTTGGATTCCATTATACCAAATACAAGGTAAGGATTATATACGAGCGTTTTTCGAATACGATGATCCAACTAGTTGGGACATACATGCCGCTAGTGTAGCATATACTGGTTGTTTTTCCATCGGCGATAGAAGCATGATTAGACATCCTGAACTTTTAGAGTATATGAGGTCGTTTGGCATAGAGCCGGGGCCATTTGAATGTGGTATGCCATTGGGACATGTAGTTGAAGGTAAAGATCTAGTACCTAGTTTAAGAGAAAATACAGTTAAAGAATTGATAATTTATAAAGAATAATTATGGACTTAGAAACATTTTATAACGAAAATGTTAATATTAAATATTCATTTCCGAAAAAATTTACTAGTAAAACTACTCCTTTTCTACCTTTATTAATAGATGGGCCTTGGAAAGAAATATTGGCAGAAGCAAAAGCTGTAGATCATTTATTCGTACCACACCGTAATGACAATAGTACAGGATGGGCAAGTTTGTGTTTACACGGATATGGTGCGACTAAAACAGATTCAGATGGTATGTATCCGGAACACGAAGGACAAACACATGATTGGACTGAAATAGCGAACATGTGTCCTGTTGCAACAGAGTATTTTAAAAATGTTTTTCCGTACAATTCGTACGAAAGACTAAGATTTATGAGATTGGCGCCAGGTGGTTATATTGTACCACATAATGATGCAGATGATTGGAATTTAGGTGCAGTTAATATTAGTTTAAATAATCCTAAAAATTGTAATTTCGTGGTCAAGGATGTAGGTATAGTTCCTTTTAAAGATTCAGGCGGCGTTATGGCTTTCAATACTAGTTACGATCACAGTGTTTGGAATCGTAGTAATGAAAATAGATACCATATGATTGTTCATGGGCAAGGTAAAAATGAGTATTGGGATATAGTTAACGACAGTTATACGTTTTATACTGAGTCTGTGCTTCAATAGTAATATTATTTTTCGATTTTTCGAAGTGCTTAATCAAAGAATCAAATTTAGCCATTGTATTTTTTCTTCCCAGTAAGAAAATTGTCCAAGTCATGTCAAAAGCATTGCTAACCCATATAAAGAAATTTTTATTTTCTTCGCTATTAACTGCTTCTATTAGTTTTTGTGGATCAGATAAAAAGTCTGTTTTAACATAAACACATTCTATATTGCAATATTCTTGCCATGCTTGTTGGAATTCTTCTGTAGTTAAATTCATTTCCTGTAAAAATTTGTTTATTTCACTTTCCATAGAATTCCAACTACGCCATGCTAAATCATAGTCAGGGTAAATATTACCAAATTCTAGAATATGCTGATGATATACCGCTAGGTTGCCGTCCCAATGATCTCGCATATATTTTTGAAAGTTTATTCCGGCGTCACTAATATCCATAACTGTTATTTTAGTATTGTCGTGATAGCCAAATTTGTGTGTAAGTAGCGCAGGTTTAAATCCTCCTGCAACTACAATATAATGGTCAATAGGAGTTTTTACATTTGAGGCATCATCGTTTGATATTTCTTCTGTATTAAGTATATAAGCAGTTTTACTTAAATGTTCTTTTTGCCACAATACATCATGTATTGCACTTTTATATAGATTAGATTCTTTATCTATCTTTCCTGTTTTGAAAAAATTATTAAGTATTTCATATTCATGATTAGGATACAAATGCCATTTTTGATTCCTAAGTTCATCATCAAAGTTTATAATACGATGTCCTGCTTCTGTAAGTTTTTCTATTACTACGCTACCAAACTCTCTGTGATCTAGTATTACAATTTCATCTGTTTTGTCTGGGCCCACCCAGTACGGCGTATATTCGTCATGAAAATTTTCTATACTTCTTTCTATATTGTTTATTTTATCATTTACAATATTAACCCATTCAAACGCCGGACACCCTACTTGTTTCCAAGCAAGTAAGTCCATTACTATACACTGGTTATGTAAGTAAGGATAAGGAAAATAGTTATGTGTAGGATTGTGTAATACATGACCCATTAATGGAGAATTTGCTTCTTCGCATTTCTTTACTGCGAGATTATAAAAATCTGTAGGGTTAGTATGTATTGCGTGTCCGGTAGTATTAATTAATACCCACTTGTTTTCTTCTATTACTTTATCAGAGAGTTCTTTAAGTGTATTACTGAGTTCTTTGGTTGTAATAAGATCAAATCCATCAGGAGCCCATGTATAATGATCTGTAATACCTCTTATGTGGTCGTTATATTCTTCATCAGAATTATCTAAATCATCATATATTATAAAGTATTTTAAATGCATACCGACTAATCAACTTGTGATAATTCTATAAGTGTTGCCGCAAGGTTAATCTCAGGATCTGCCGCAAGCGTGTGATTAATTAAACCTTTGCGTATAATAAGTATTGCCTTATCCTTGCCTTCGTCTGTGTTAGACCATAGTTCAAGATTGTCATACATCCAGCGATATAAATCATCAATTTCATCTGGACGTATTTGTTTACAAAGTAGTTCTCTTGCTTCTCTAAACTTGTTTGCTTTTATTAATGCAACCATGTCTAGTTTGTAATCACTTACTCCAGAGTCCTCGTCACGTGGATTAGTTAATTTGCCGGCAGTGCTATTCATTTGCAATAGATTAATACATTTACGCAAATCTGGATATGTTGCTTTTACATAATTATCCAATACATCTAGTTCAAACTCAACCTTTTCTTCTAGCAATATGTGTGCTACTCTAGCAGTAAACTCTGTGGGGTCAATCTTCTCAATATGGAAGCCTTGACATCTACTATGTAGTGCGGGAATAATTTTGTTTGGATAGTTGCAAGTCAATATAAACCTTGCTGTGTCATGATATGTTTCCATAACACCACGCAACGCCGCTTGACCGTTGGGCGACATATAGTCTGCCTCGTCAAGTAGCACAATCTTAAAGTCACCAAATGGAAGTGTGCTAACAAAGTTTGTTACTTTGTCGCGTATATTGTCGACAGAGTTTTCGCGACTTGCGTTAATCTCTAACACATCATATTGATCAATGTCAAGTGCTGTAATTAGTATCTTTGCCAGTGTTGTTTTACCAACGCCAGCCGCACCACTAAACAATAAATGTGGAATTGCTTCGCTTTTAATCCACCCAGCAACCTGTTTACGTTGTGCGTCATCACGAAAGACATAATTGTCTATTGTGTCGGGTCTATACGCTTCAGTCCAAAGTTTCTTCATTTAAAAAATCGTCTAAATATTTTTTGTAGTTTTCGTAAAAGTAGTTATAAAGAAAGTCATAGTCTTTTGATATTTCAAAAGTATGTTGTTTTTGTCTAACAATTTTCTTGTTTACTAAGTCTAGTATAATTGATGCTTCTAAAACTTCTTTATCAGTTAATCTAGTGCTTAATGATACTTGTTCATCGTATGCAAGGTTTTCTTTAAGATATCCTTTTTGTGCTGTACGCGAAGGATCTTTTGGCTTACCAACATACTTGACATGTAAGAATTTACCTTTCATAATATTATTATACACTCCATGCTTACTTTTGTCAAAGTTTATTTTCAAGAAGATTTTTTATTCCTTCAGGAATGCCATTGTCATATTGTGGATATATTGAAAATTTTTCTTTTGTGCTACTGTCATAGCAAAATGCTGTGACCCAGTCCCATTTAAAATTTCCTTGCTTTATAAAGTACAAGGTAATATCATATATTCCTGGAATTGTTCTACTATTTGATGTAAGTTGTTTCTTACACTCTTCCATTGTATTAAAAGATTTACCTATTTGAAAATACTGTGATGTATCTGCTGGAACTGTGCCTATTAAATAGGCAAGTATGAAAATTTTAATCATTTGAACCGGTTTTAGGCCGCGATAGAACTTGAATTACTTCTATGATCTGATTGTCCACCCGTACTTGCCATGTCATATTCAGCAGGTTGTGTGTCACTGGTTGCCAATATACTGTCTGGATCGACCATTCGAATAGTTTTATTTTCGCCGTCTATTGTTTTAATTTTAATACCACGTGTCCATCTACCATGGTTAACTAAAACCCATTGGCCGGGTTCTATGTCGTATTGTTCTGGACCCGTTCTATAGACTAAGCCCCAGCGCGGACGAATGCCGCGCTCTTTCCCGTCGTCATCAGGAATTATAATTCCTGCTTTTGTTACAGTTTCTCCAACGCTCATATCCTCGACAATAACTCTGTCACGAATAGCACGAAGATTACCACTTAAATAATATGTTTTGTTTGGACTATGCGATAAAAAATCGTTTGAATCCATTTTTCCTCCTATTATAAATCGAGATTGTCTAAACCACCAGTTACTGCTTTTGGCAACTTTTCTTCTTCTTTAGCCTTTTTGTCTTTAGCAATTGTTTTTGCTTTCGCCGTGGCGTTTTTCATCTTCTTTTCTAAAGCAGACTGGGTTTCCTTGTCAGCGTCTTTTGTTGTTTGACCTAAAATATCTTGTTTTGTTTTTTGTTTCGCCGGGGTTTTTACAGGAGCACTTGACACCTCTGGTTTAGGTTGTTTGTCAATGCTCATCGCCGCCGAAACAGTCTTGGGCTCTTTATCTTCAACAGAAATTCTATCTTCAGTAATATGTCCGACAGACTGGCCTTTTACCACGGCATTTGGATTAGCTGCGTAGTAATCTGAAGCAGTTTCAGTCCTTGTTTTAATAATTTCGCCATTGGGGCCAATTTCATCACCCCTAGCGTTAACAGGATTATTACCAACTGCTAATGTTGTTTCATTTCTCAAAACCATTGCTTCCATATCCATAATTTTCCCTGCCGCTGTTCTATATGTTTTTCTTGATGTATTATCTCTAGCCATTATATACTCCTAAATAATATACATATATTTATTTAAAAAATTCATTCGGATCTAAATTATACTTTAAACTATCTATCTTATGTACTCCTAACAAGTACAAAACGTGACTGGCTACACTAGAGCCGCGTCCAACACCCCATACAATATTGTTTTCACGCATTGTATCTACTAGATATTTTAAAAAACATAATGCACCAAAAAAATTAATCTTTTGATACTCTAATAATTCATGCCCTACTCTTTGTAGTTCTGCATCATTACTACACAGATCTAACAGATATTTTGCAATATCTAAATCTTTATATTCCTGTGGCATATACCAATTTTGCTGATATTGCTCGTCAAATTCTTCTACACTAATGTTTGGTTCTGTGTATTGGGTGAGTTTGTCTGTATCAATATACAAATTTTCTATTGCGTCATTAAACTTTTGTACATCAGTAATATTAACTTTAGTCAAGTCAGCATTGGGATTATTGTAGAGAACTTCTACAACTTCTTTTTCATCCAATACGTGATCGCCATACTTATTCATCATACATTTTACGCCATTGTGCTAAAAGCATTTTAGAAAAAAACTTATGTGCTTTGGGGCCATAATGCTCATTATCTTCGGCTTTGTCATAATCATATTTGGTTAATGCGATTGGGCAGAATGTATTATAGCATTTCATATTATCAAAAAATATGCTGATAATCGATTCAGTATTACCATAGTAGTTTGTATTAGGATGACCTAACGTAAAAAATAAAAATTTCGAATTAGTCGCCTTTAATAAATTTACCATCCTTTTTACTTGCTCAAAAAATAAACTATATAGTACTTCGTCTGTATATACTTCTAGTTGTGATTTTGTAAATTGACGATAATTACTGTGTGCATCGTAGTCTACGCCGTTTAACTTAATTCTATATATATCAGTAAATTGTATTATTACTTTTTTGTTTTGTAATTTGTATGTATTAAGTTTTTCTTCGGTCAAGTAATTTCCTCGACCGCTATGTGCGTCTATCAGGGGAATTAAATTTAATTCTTTCGCAAGTAAATGAGTATAAACAGTATCTTTATTACTGTGGCCAATACCCTCTGTATGACTGCATCCTATAAATAAGATTTCGTTATCTTTTATTTCGTTATTTGTTTCATTATTAATATAAATCATTTTTTAACGTCAATAAGTTCGTCGTATTTGTCTTTACCCTTCTCAATTGATTCCATATGCCGTCTGTTTAATTCTTCTTGGTATTCAGCAAGTATGCCTTGCATTTGTGCAACACTATTAAACATGCCCGCCTGCGCGGCTTGTCCTAACTTCTTTTGTAGATTATTTAATCGTTCCATAAGATCATCATCAGATAAATCCCGAACGTTTTCTATTAGTGGATTGAACATATTAAACTCCTGTGTGCCCAAATCCCCCTTGCCTATTTGTTTTTGGGCTAGGTGGAGTAATTACTTCTTGTAATTTCATATGGGTGTCGTCGTGAAACTCTAATTGGGCAATTCTATCTCCCTCCCATACTACAAAATGTTCTTGGCTAATGTTGTGTAGCATAATAAAAGTTTCATGATAATAATCGCTATCAACAATGCCTTCGCAGTTAGCAACTGTAATGCCAGATTTCCAGGCCAATCCACTACGAGGATGAATACGTATGCTGTATCCCTCTGGTATATCAAATATTAATCCAGTAGGAATAAGACATCTGTGACCTGGTAGTAATTTTATGCTATAAAAATCTTTGGGAGAACCACCCCATGACTTGTATGCATTTAACTGTACAGGTCTATTTGTTTCGTCAAAACTTTTGACATATCGTTCATGGAAACACGCATGTACATCATAACACGCCGCGTAATCTGTTGCTCTTATTGGTTCTTTTGCTTTTTGTGATATTTTATAATAATCAACAATTAGTTGTACGCTCATATGCAATTTGTCCTTCTATTGTTTAATTTTGTATCGAACATGAATTTAAAGTGTTGAAAATAACTTTTATATGATTGATCAATTTCATATCCAAATTGTTTTAATAGTTTTTCCTCTAACCTTAGTGCTTCATACTCGTTCCATTCTATACACTTTATATTAAGTAATCGATGTCTATCATGTATGTAATGGACTGTTTCGTGTATAATAGTTCCTACATCATACGGGTCTGATAGGTCAATTGTATTTCTTAAATAAATTGTACCGTACTGATAAAATGCTTCTATTTCATCTAGTGCTACACAAGTCTTATAAGAATTTGAGTTTTGACTAGAACTACGCCGCGAGCACCATTCTTCGGCTAAAGTTTGTCTATCAACTAATTCAACAGTCAATGGCAATATATGTTGTGTAGGATATTCTGAATATTCATGTTCAATCGCCATGATTGTTTTATGAGTTAACTCATATATAAGAAACTCTAATTTGGTTAATTCAGCATGGCCAACCGACCCCTGTACAGGAGCAGATATTGCCATCAGTAAAATCAGAATATACTTTTTCATACAATTAGTATAATGTATTTTACTACGAAAATCAAGATTTTGGTGTAGCTAAGTGTTTGATATTAAATGCTTTACTTTTGGTAGTAAAAAATCGGCCCACGCTTTATGAGCATCTGCGCCATGGTGGAAATACTTCGGATTAGACGGCGTAAATCCTCTATTTTCTAACCAAAAATAATAGGCTGATTCTTGATTATATGGGTTTATATAGCACTCCTCAGGAAAATCATATTTAGGAAGATTATAGTCATTTATATGTTTAAAGGTCTCATACGCATTAAAAAATAAATGTTTTATATTTCTTTCTTTCAATTCACAATGTAATCCATAAATGTCGCAGTAATTTTTCATTAATTTATATATCTGCATAGGGTGTTCATTTGTCCGTAATACGTATTTTTTATATTCACTAATTAATTCCTGAGGAAAATCACCATGGCCAGCACAACTAGAGTTTACATTATATTTTTTGTTTTTGTGTTCCCATACCTCCCTTTCGAAAGTACTCCATCCTATTATAATAAAGTCGGGTCTGTTATTTTCTATATATGATAATGTGCGTTCAATAATACTAGTATTGGAACAACCAACTTCTGCGTGATTAACGTAGGTATAATTGAAAGAGTCAGCAATATGTTTTCCATATGCAAATTCAGGACCGCCTGCATCATAGCCATAAGAATGGCTATCCCCATTTATATACAAAATCATTTAGCTATTACGTGCCGTAATAAGGAATCTTATACGCGGTACCACCAACTTTAATACTAATATAACCTTCTACTTGTGCTGGAACGTCACCATTTGAGCCTGCTGTTGCAGTTGTAGCAGTTGCAACATCAAAGTCTACAGTACCTGTTCCGTTTGGATCTAGTACTAGGTCTTCATTAGTGTCTGTAGATACAGTTACTGACGTGCCGTCACCGGATAGTTTAACTGTGCCTGTTCCATCTGGTGCAAGTTCAATATTAGCATTTGAACTATTAGCAGTAGTAATTGCTGAATCAACAACAATTATGCCTCTTAAATCAATACTACCAGTGCCATCTGGATTAATTATTAAATCATCATTACCTGGTGAATTAGGTGTAGTAATTGTTGGATTGGTTCCTCCAATAATTACGATACCTGTGCCATCTGGAGCAATAGTCATGTTTGCATTTGAAGCACTTGGTGTTCGTAATGTAGGAGTACCGCCTGTGCTTAATTCAAGTACATCGGATTGTAATGATGTTAGTCCTGTTACTGTATCATTTAGATTAACTCTAAACTTATCAGGTTCCATACTTATATTAGCGTTAGATCCGCCAGTAATGTATAATGTATCGCCATTTTCAATTAATTCTTGTATAGTAACAGTACCGCCTGACGTATAAGCAGTAAAGGCTGAACCATTAACAGTTGTTGTTAGTCCAACGTCACTATATAATGCAAATGTTGTGCTTGAATAAGATGTTCTTTTTGCAAAATATGTGTTGGTATTCAACTCTGTCATACCACTAACACTCGCAATTAAGACTTTACAACCATCTTCTAAATAATGATCTGCAGATGTAGTTATAACTACTGGATTTGCTTGTGTAGCACCTGATATATTAATAACAACACCATTGCGCAATGGAATATTAGCAATTGTACCTGAAGAAACAGTTAGATCAACATATTCTTTTGAAGCAAGTGAATTAGTACCAAATCCTGCACGATCTTTATAACCCGCAGGAACGTTAACGGCACCTGTGCCATTTGGTGAAATATTTAATGTTTGGTTTGATGCCGCTGTATTAATAATCGCTGTAGTACCTGCTATAGAAATTTCACCAGTGCCATTTGGTGATAATGTAATATCACCATTGGTGTCTGTAGATGAAATAGTATTGCCATCAAGTTGTAAGTTATCTGTTTTTACTGTGCCTGTACCGTTAGGAGAAAGTGTAATATCACCATTAGTATTGGTAGAACTAATAGTGTTTCCTGAAATTTGCATATTCCCTAAAGCAGTATCACTTTGTGTTAAATCTTCTACTAAAACAGTTGTACCACCATCAATAGTACTAAAGTCATAAATGTAAGTACCAGTTGATGGGAAAGTAATAACAAGCGAGGACATTCCTTGAATAGTATTTGCGCCTAATGTAACAGCCGCCGGCAAGGTTAGCGTGTGTGCTACATCGGTGATCGTTACGATAAATCTTACTCTACCGCCTTTTCCTGAACTAGGCCAATTGGTAAAAGATAACGTAGATATTGCATTTAGTGTTGCAGTATGTATAATACCCGATGTCACGTCTATTGCCGCCGCGCCACCTACAGTACCCAGCGCATTAACTGAGTCTGCGTTGTTTTTCATTATCGCTTTACTAATAATGCCTGTAAAGGTAAAATCATTTTCAGCAGTTAATGTAACTGAGGATGTTTGTAATACCTCAATTTCACTCTTTGCTGTAGTAAAATTTGTTTTTATATTTGTAAAATTGTCTCTAAATCCTTGACTGTCATTGTCTTGACCAGCTACTGGATATGTTCCGTCAATATTACTGGGGTTTATTGAACTTGCCATTTTTATTCATATACTCCTGTTTTTGGGAATTTTATGTATTTATCCTTTTCGCCCACTTTATGGTATGTCTGTGGTGCGTATTCTGTATATATCACATAGTACTTATCATTATTTAGCGGTACAAAATTAAAGGTTATACTTTTAAATTGTGCTACGTAATCTTTTACTGGTGTTAGTTTACCAGCTGTCCCAGCATTTGAGCTGTCACCAAATATTACAATTTCATTAGATCTGTCAATATATTGATTTAGGTTAAACGTTTGTACTGAGCCGTCACCGGTTATAGTTTGGACAATGTCCAAAAATTTCATATCATCCTCATCAAAAGTTGTTGTGTCTGTATTCCATGTTGTATAAATCCGCGTAGCAAATCTATCAGCGTCTATATCATATGACAAAGATAAATCATTGTCCCATTCATATCTATCAACTTGTAACAAGAAATTATTAGGATTAAAATTAGAACGTTTAATTAAAAATTTAATTCTTTCTGCTTCTCCTGGTTTTACGTATGCTAAGGGAGCAACAGACTGATATTGCAACGTGGTTCCGTCTTCTTGTTCTGTTGACATCCAACTAGGTAATGATTTTGCTTCGCTAACTACTTCTCCTATTTCGTCTGTTAGTCTTTTACGCATGTTTTTAAAACTGTTAGGATAAACATCGTAGGCAGGATCCCATGTTGTCATATCAGCCGAGTAATCTGCGACACCCGGACTACTGCCTAAACTAGCGCGTATCTTTCCACTTGAAGCGTATATAGGCGCAAAACTAAAATCAGTGCCACTCAAATTAATTAATTCTTCTTCAGACGAACTAAGTTCTTCTATTTCATAATATATTATTTCATACTCTACTTTACCATTAACATAAGATCTAGCACTTTTTAAATCACCAAATCTTAGTGTTTTAGTATAATGGTATTCTTCAAGTTGATGCATATAGGTTTCTAAGTACTTTGGATTAAGACCTGATTTAACTAAGATTTTTATGTCACGTTGTAATCCAAAACGCTCATCATTTTTTCTATATAAAGCATCTTGATCAAAGATATTAAAATCGGAAGTAAAGTCTTGCCAATTGGATTTATCTTTAAGATGAGGTAACGCAACGCAGTACATATTTTGCCATGGGCTTGCACTCAACGCACTGACTGTGACTTTATAATCCTGAAAAGAACTAACACCCAATCCTCCTGGAATATCTGCAGACGCAATCGCCCCAGATCCGCCGCCTCCTGTAAATGTAATTGTAGGTTGATGCGTGAATCCTTCTCCTTCATTTGTGATTGTTACGGTGTTTACTGCGCCACCTGATATTGTGCATGTTGCTGTTGCTCGTATGCCGCCCCCTCCTGTTATGGTAACATCAGGAGCAGATGTGTAACCACTGCCGCCATCAATAATTGATATTGATAGCAATGGCCCAATGGTATTATAGGCTTCTGCAGTAAATGTAAAACTACTGTCCCAAGTAGTAATAGTTTCTAATTTACTATCTGTAACAGAAAATGTAGTTGTCCCTTTATCAAATAAGGTTGTATTGCGGAACGTAGTTCTACCTACTATTGAACCATCCTGTACAAGTTTTAATCCTTGTGGAAGTTCTCCTGCGTTTTTATATCTTTTCAATCTTATGAATAAATCCGGTCCGTCTGGTGCGCTCGCATTAATTTGTAATTTACTAGGTTTACCTGCTATAATAGTTCCTAAATCTATAATACTCATGACCAATTTACCTGTACTTCGTCACTTCCTTGGACGGTTAACGTATACTCTACCCATTCTCCGTAAATTGTTATTGCTTTATTTGGATTATAAGCAGTATCAGTATGAAGATTTTTTGGCCTAATAGAAAATTTATATTCAGTCACTGTGATTGTCATACTTGGAATAGATCCATAAAGCAAGCATGACCCTTCGCCGTCTGTAGCATCGGCATCATATGCCCCTTCAAATACCAAAGTAGAAGGTTTATTTCCTGATATTTCAAAGTATATGTTAGGCAAGTCTTCAAGTAATTTTCCAAAAAATGTTTCTATATAATAATTGTCATGTCTAAACTTTCCGACAGATGCGGGCAAAGTAGACATCCACGGTCTTCCAAATAGGTAAACATCTGCTAACCACATGTTCGAATCACTATCTACTGTTATATTGTTACCAAATGCGTCAGCCGTCCTATCTGCCCTGCCATCATTGATGGCATGAACAGCAATGCTAAATTCTCGTTCAATAGTAAATTGTCCATCCGTTACACTGACAAAAAATGTATATTCAGTACTGTTACCACTCAATTTATCTAATCTACCAGTAATTTGTCCATTCGTAGTACCTAAAGTTAAGCCAGGAGGTAAAAGACCATTAGTAATGGTATACGTTAAATCATCCTCATCGGAGTCAATTGCCGCAACACTTATATTCACTTCTTCACCGTCGTGTACATCTAATAGTTTTCCAGAAGCAGTTGACCAAACTGGAGAATCTGGTCCAGCAACAGTTAAACTAAATGTTCTGTCTGCTATAAGATTTTCTGCATCTGTTATTCTAATAACAAATGTACTAGTAACATTTTCGCTAACTTCATATGGAACACCTTTTAATTTACTACGTTGTGTAGGTATGCCATCAATAATCCCAGTGTGGGCCATGGCAATGCCGGCCGGAAGTTTACCGGCCAACAATGTAAATGTTAAACCAGTATTATTACTTGATTCTTCAGGGTCTCTGCCTACTAATTGTAAATTATAAAATTCTAATTCTTGTATTGTACCTAGGTCACCCGCGTCAGTTATCCAGTACGGTACGGCCATTTATTTTACCAAGATGCTATTGCTACTCTGCGCCAAATTGCTGTTGAACCATCGTATGCGGCTGAGCATACATAAAAATAACTTGCGTCATATGCGATTTTTCCAGCAAAATCACCTGATGCACCAATAGCACTTGCTGGCGCAGAATGTGTCATGTATAATTCATTAAAGTTATCATTTACTTTGTCAAATGCGGTACGTAGTGGATCACCTGTGCCGTCGTTAGCCGTCGATCCAATATTAATCGTTTGTTTTGCCATTAATTTTCTCCGAAACTAAAATATATCTACTAGTATTTAGCCTATTTTTTAAATCTACAAACACACAAATTATAGTATGCTTATATTATTATTAAGTTCTTACATTAAATAAATAATATAGAGGCAGATCATATGATTCTACGAAATGTCACAGTTGCTTTAACAAGCGGCCTAATATTATTAGGTTCAGCATATGCTGAATTACCAAGACAATCAACAACTTGGTCCTGGGCAACCAACACAGCATCATCTCACATTACACCGAATTATGGAATTGAAGAAATTGTTCCTAAAGTCATCCAATCTGTAGTATCAATAACAACAATGAAGACTTTGGAAATACAGGAAGAAGAAATGGAAATAACTTCTGTACCTGAAGTTGTTCCGGAAGCTGAGGAAGATGCGCCACTAGAAGATTTTTTGAATGACTCATCAGCACAGAGTGAAATGAAACCAGGCGGTTATGGTTCTGGATTTTTTATTAGTGATAATTTAATTGTAACAAACCACCATGTAATTGAAGGTGGTGTTCAAAATGAATACCGTATTACTTTACATGATAATCCATGGTATCAATATAAAGCAAAACTTATTTCTTTTGATGTGCAGACAGATATCGCGTTGTTAAAAATAATTATACCAGATCAAGCAATTTATAGAACTAAACCACTAAAAATAGCATCAACAATGCCTAATTTAGGAGAGTCACTTTTTGCTATTGGCCATCCGCATGGTTTACGTTGGACAGTAACACGTGGCATTACAAGTGGTTTAAACAGATTAATTAATAATGTTTGGCAAACACTTCTACAAACAGATACCGCAGTTAATCCAGGCAACAGTGGCGGCCCATTATTTAATATGCGTGGCGAAGTTGTTGGCGTTAATGTTATGATTCTTGGCCAAGATCCTGAAACAGGACAAGCAAATGAAACTGGTCTTAATTTTGCTATCATGGGTGATACTGCTAGACATGTTATTAACGAATTGTTACAGTTTGATAGAGTTCGTAGACCAAGATTTGGTGTAGCGATATCTGATGTGGACGGATTTAATTCAACAGGAATATTAATTACTGACGTTGAACCTGATTCTCCTGCAGAACGCGCCGGGTTTTTAGAAAACGATATTATTACTCATGCAAATGAAAACAAATTTGCGAATACTAGAGAATTTTTTGATTGGTTTTCTAAGCAAATGCCAAACACTAGTGTCGCATTTACTGTTATAAGAGAAAGTAATAAAACAGGTGCCTCCAATACCATAACACTCAACGCGGTGTTTGACGAAAGATTACCAGAAACTGAAGAAGAATAATTTAATTAAAAAAATACCCGCTACGCGGGTATTTTAGTTTTGTAAATATCGTTTAACGTCTCCCAAGTCCTAAAGACTTACGCAGTCGACTATATCATTATTATATTCCGTATTAATTAAAGTTTAATTTTAGTATCGTTCTCTTATTTTCATCTTATTTTCACCGTTTAACTCATTGTTGACTAACATTATAACATATTTTGCGTCATCAATTAATAAATTCTTCTCAATAATATCAGTTGTTTCAATAGCCTGTTCTAGTTTTTTTTGAATTTTTGTTACCAATTCTAAAGTGTCTTTGATGTTGTGAAGCACATTTAACCCTCACTATTATAATAGTACTTAGTTAAATATCAAATCTATTCTCTAAAATACGGTTCAAATCTTTAATTCCTTTCGATACAGTTTTTTCAAATACAAAAGGGAATACAGCATGAATTATACCGGCAATTGCTAAACACACTAATACAATTACAAATCTTAGTGCGTTTATCATATGCTCCAGATAAGATTCACCGATACTTTCTGGATGTTCAGTAAATAACTTCAAAAGCTTATCCATCTTACTCTATTCATTCTGCTGGTCTATCTGGCTTTTCCGCTGAAGGATCTTGAGCAGGAAGATTTCGTTGTCCCCATTTTGCAAAGGTTATAAACAGTTCTTCGTACTCTGGGCCAAGTCCGGCATATTTTCGTAATACTGCTCTTTCTTTTTTCCCTTGTGCGTAAGAACGTCGATCATCAGCCATCATGTAAGTCCAATCATGCTTATCTAATAAATCCCAGAATTGCTGTAGCGTGATATTATCTTCGCCATTAAATTCATTTATTCTCATTTCTACATTCCTTTCATCTGGTACTGTACCATAGCCAACTGCTCTATCCCATGCTCTCTGTGTATAATAATACGAGTCTGGATACTTACGATGCTGAGTAGATTCTTTCATAGTCATTTGGCTCGGTTCCCACTTTCATTAACGAAGCAATCACCTCATCATTAACAACATAATCATAACTTTTGTCTGCTATAACAATGTTAATTTTTGCCTCTTTGTTAGGAAAGTATTCCTCCCATAATCTTGTTGCTTTGTTTATTGTATCGACCTTATGAATAGTTTCAAACATAACCCTATTCACATGATCTGCCATTTGTACGTACATACTTCTTCCTTATATTTAGTTTTTAATAGTGCCAGATTTCCAGTCAAACGTTTCACCCATTCCCATATCACCAAATATAAATGAGTGTTCTTTCCAGTCACCATTGCTATCTTTGTATTTAATTCCCACGGTCTGATCTTTTAATTTTTGGCCAGGTTTGGATGTAACAGTTATATCAAATGAATCCTTGCTAACTCCAATTTCAGTAATTGTGTCAGTGAGCAAATCCTTGACCCATTTGTCATTGCCGCCAGGCATATAGCCATATGATTTATTACAACTAACGGCCCTACATTTACTGCCATCTCCTGCTCGCTTGGCATAAAATTGATTCCAGCCCTGTTTATTAAAACTGTTTGTCACAGTATTGCAACCCATATCAGTTAATTGACTTACTAAAACATCTTTAGCCGTTTGTCCTTTTTTCGGGCTGGACAAATACTTTGATCTAATTCCTCCTGGTTTCCCCAATGCAGTATTACTATTAGCCTTACAAAATGATTCGCCTTTATTGGGATCATTAAGTTTACTAGGTTTCGCCGCCGCTGTTCCTGCTGTACCTGTTGAACAATTTGGTAGATATTGTGCTATTCCTGGAGTACCTGAACATTGCCAGTTTGAACATGCGCTAGGCGTAAAGGTTATTTTCTCACCATGTAAATCTGCAACAGCATTCTTTCCAAATTCAACAATTACTTTACCGTCTTCTACTACTACATTATCTGAATAATCGCCAAATATATTTTTAGGTATTGGCAATCCTGCGTCTGCGTTGTCTGTCGGCAATCTTCCTTCTAATTGACAAATAAGAGCAACACTTGTTTTCGCAGGAGCAGTAATCACAAAACCCTCCGACATTTGAGTTCTTAAGATATATTTGTCATACATTGGTATTGCTATAGATGCAAGAACACCAATGATTGCAACTGTTATCATTAACTCAATAAGAGTGAATCCTTTCTGGAAATATCTCTTTATCATCTTCTGCAAATTTAACAGTTGGATAGTTGATGTGCTCAAACTCGATATGTAATCGATCTGCGATTATTGTAAGGTCTGATCCTATACTCACAAGTTTACTAAACAATTTAAACAATTGTTCTGATTCTTTTCGTGCTTCGTAATCAATCATTTGGTAGACTACTCTTTTCTTTTTCAATAACCCAATTTAAAAATTCGTTAAAATCGGTTGTTTTCCCTTCCTGCCATTTATTCCAATAATATGTTATATTATTTTCATGCATATAGGTAACCGAGTTTAATAATACCTCGTCAAATTCCTCTATTGTTTCGGGAACCGCTGTTTTGTCAGTAATCACATTCATATTACAATTATAACAAGAAACATAGTATTTGTCATTTTTCTTGTTATTCTAAGTGCTTGATTTTAAAGGGATTTTAAATTATTTCTTATTGTGAATTCTTTGTGCATCCATAAATTCTTGAATAAGAATTTGTTTCTGACGTCTACCATCTAATTTAACATCGTAGAGTTCCAAAGCCAAATTATCAATTTGCTTTTTTGTCATTTCATTTAATTGTTTTTTGGTATAACGCTTTTTCTTAGTTTCTTTAGCGGCCTTTGGTTTTGCTTCAGGTGCCGGCGCTGGTTTTACTACTGGTTTTACTGGCTCTTCGAAAACAGGTCCTGGTTTTTTACTAGTTTCGATACCAAATAATGATTTAATAAATTCAAACATAGATAATTCTCCAATAAAATAATGTGCTATTATTTATGACTCAAAGAATGACTTTCTAAATTAGTGATCCACGAATTTAAAAACCCGTCTACATCTTTTAACTGCTTATATCTATGAAAATCTTGTGATTCTATTTCTAATTTTAATAATTTATGTGTATTTTTGTTATAATTATCTTCGCTATATTTTTTAATCAACGAGTCAATAATTAATTTGAAAGATCCTGCTCGATGAGGTGCTATTGTATAGTTTTTTAATAGTGTTAAGTTATCAATATAGTTTTGCCTTTCAGACATAGGTACTGTTATATGTGTCCACATATCTCCCCGTACATGCGAAATATTAATATCTTTAGTATATTGACTCATCCATTCTACAGTTTTGTAAATGGTGTGTGTAACTATGTTTGAAGCCACTAGATTAAACATTATATGATTACTATTATCTTTACAAAATTTTACATTTTCTTCAAACTGTTGCCAATTGAGAGGGAATCGCACATAGCACCCTAGGTCCTCTATAGCATCACACGATATAGTAACTGTAAAATTTTTAAATTTAGGTATAAATTCTTTCCATTCTTTAGATAAGCTTTTTAAATTAGTGTTCATTACTATTTCGCATTCTGGATTAACTACTAATAATTCTTTTAAAAATTCTAAATATTTTTTATTATATGTGGGTTCTCCACCTGCCATATAAACTTTTTTTAACTTCTTTTTATTATATTTGTTTAAATCATAATCAGGCAAGGTTAATGACACCCCTCTTTCTTTGGCCCACAATGTACTTGCTTTTGGACCACAAGTTTTACATTTTAAATTACAAGTAGGATCATTTCTTATATCGATGTATTGTATATCTACAATATTAACATCAGGTGCTTGGTATTTTTTAAGCCAGTGTATAGTTTCAACAAGCCTAGGACTGATTTCTCTCTGTGCTTCTTGTGTATAACACGGTTGACAAGCACTAGGTAGTTGTCCTTCTAACATCATTGTTCTAATAGTGCTTAAGGTTTCTTCTGCTGTTAGTTCATGGCTATGACAACAGTGTCTTTTATTTCCTCGAAGATCTAGATGTTCGTGTACCCATGGCAATACACAGATTGCTTTATTATTGATTACATCAAATTGATTCATTATTGCTATATTAGTTAGTTTATACTCTGATAATGACTTCACTTTCCCAGTCACCAAAAAACTGTTCCCAACTTCTATGATCAATGAGAATTGGAAACTTTTTTCTGTTTGCTAGTAACTGGTGATAATTTGGACGGAAAGGCCACCATTTAGGTTGCCATATACCTATAGGATCTTTATTGCCTTTTAATGAATTACATTTTGTGCAGGATGAAACAATGTTCTCCCATGTTTTTTGTCCACCTTCTCGCCTGGGAATAACATGGTCATAAGTAAGTTCACGTATTGTTATAGGTTTTTCGCAATATACGCAAAGGCCGTGATCGCGATAATACAATGATTCGCGTTTTAATTTTAAAACATTTTTAACATTAATATATGTATTGCGGGCAATTACACTAGGCCAATTCATATCTAAACTTGGTGATAAAATCTTTCTATCGTAATCAAATACCGAATGGCATCTATCATTGAAAATTCTACCCACAGCATCTTCCACTGGAATGGTGTGCAGTGGTAATAAAGATATTGGCATGTAAGAGGCATTAAGAACTAGTGTTCGTAAACCTATCATATTTTCTCCCTATTCATAATTATTTATTTGCTGTAGTGTCGCATTATAATATACTAAATGGCGGAGAGGGAGAGATTCGAACTCTCGAAGGGCGTTAACCCTTGCTGGTTTTCAAGACCAGTGCGATCAACCACTCCGCCACCTCTCCCAAAATGTGGTGCCCCGGGGGAGATTCGAACTCCCACGTCATATGACACGGGCTTCTAAGACCCGCACGGCTACCAGTTACGTCACCGGGGCAATAAATTTATATTTGGCTAACACTTTCCTTACGGTTCCGACACTCCCCCAATTATAATCTAATTCTTTTAGTTGGGCATATTATTATTTACTTTAAAATATTTTTCTGTCAAAAAAATAGGCGACAGTCAAACGCTATGCTCCGAAGGTAAAATATATAATTGGGGCCTTGGGCGTATTGTTTAACTATCGCCTTAAAAAGTATACTAAGTATACTTTTTATTTCTTTTGATTCACAAAATCATAGAATTTTTGTGCTGTTTCCATGATTTGTTCTACGCCGGGAACTTGTGGCATCTCAACTTTTGTCACTAATTCATCGTGTTCCTTCTTGACAGAAGTTTCGAATTGTCCCCATTTTGCGTAATAATCATTAGTTACGAAATCCTTGGCCATGCCAAGCAATTCTGTTCTGATCTCATAACCATTTTTGTTAATGGTTACTTGTGGTAGTTTGGCTGCTTCTGTAAAAGCCTGCCATGGTGTTTCTGGTGATTTTTTTGTATTGCTCATCTTAATCTCCTTGTATGTGTGTATGTTGTGTAACTAAAATAAAGGACTAGTTACTTTTCCTCTGGATCGTTTCGTCTTTGTTTCGCCTCGTTTAAAAGTCTGTTGTAATGGTATTCCCAATCATTCCTATATTCTGTTCTTGCCCAAACCAAATAAGCATGATGTAGTTCATTACTACTTTTAAAGTTGCTACCAATCCATCGACGAACATTGCGTAACGCATTGCACATTGTCCGTTTCTCCTGTGTGTGTTTAATTATTATATTAAAAAATTAGCATTTTGTCAATAAAAATGCCAGTTTATTTATATAAATCCCTACCAAAACGATAGTCTATTTATAATCTGCTCTTAATTTGTAAACGTTTTTGATATAATTATTTCGTTCCTGTATTTTCTCTTCATCATCTTCCATATCTGTAACAGATCGTATAATTTGATTAAGTTCTTTTAATTCATAATCATAACACATAGACTTGATATCCAACCTGGATACTTTTTCTAGAAAAATATCACGTTCTTCCTGATTAGTACAAAAAATAGACAATGGTTTAGGAAAAAATACTTGAGGAAATACTATTGAGCAGCCCGGAGTATTCTTTTTAGCCCACTCAATAAAATCAGTAAGACAACCCAAGTTTTGTACCTGGACAGTATAAAAGTATCTCATATGGGTTCCTAGGATGTCATATGTTTTAAGTGCATTCCTTTCAAATTTCTCCCATTGTGCTGGCCAACGTATGCTATTATATGTTTCTCCTATGCCATCTACACTTACGTTGAGAAGTATTTTTTTATACTGGTCTTTCCATCTTTTTAATGCATCTAGTTTAACAACAGTAAGATTAGTAAAAAAATCTAATTCAATTCTTTGCTTATTTGGAATACTTTCAATAAATTCTGTGTACTCATTCCCATAGAAAGGCTCCCCGCCTTGCAAGGTAAGAAATCTTAATTCATCTAGATTTTTATTAATTAAATTAATTTGATCTTCTTCTATTAAAATCTCATTATCTTTTATGCCTTCTAGTTTACCCCAAAGGCTGCTAACACCAGGCCAACACATTGTACATGCTAGATTACATTTATTATGTAATCTAATATCCAGTTTAACAATTTTTCCGATTTGTTCTGTTGGCCAGTGATGTAGTCGCGCTTCAACAATTTCTTGTTGTCTTAAACTGTCGACTCCGGCTTTTTCCTTTATCCAACAGAAATGGCATTCAGGAATTTCTACGCCTTGTTTTAGAAGATCATGCTTTTTGTTTATTGTTTTTCTGTAACGATCTATAGTGGAGTAATCATCAGACTGGGTATCGTAAACTTTTGCGGGATCATTGGGCTGACCCGACGCTCCTAATTCATTATTAACTGCGTAATTACAACATGGATAATGTCGGCCAAGATGGTCTATCATCAATTGATGGTCCATTAATGGACAATAAAGAGATTTCATTATACCTATTTATTCGTACTCGTAGTTAAAGAAACAGTTTCTAATAAAAATTTAACTGTATGGATAGCCTGACGTATGGACTAATATGAAATTTTTTTGCAAAATGCCATGCTTTCTAAAATTTACTGATGTATGATATTGCTTTTTATCAAAAGCAAGCGCAACACCTTTTTCCCATTGCAATATGTCCTCGACTTCAAGATAATCTAATATACACTTATTATCATAATATACGTTCATATGTATATGGCTATAATCGTCATAGTCTATGCCATACTTGTTATTATGTAACTTCCAATCCTTGGCTACTATTCCATCATTATACCACCCTTGAGTTTTTTCTAATAATTCATTATTTCCAGTTGCTTTTTGTTTGAATATAATAGTTTCGCAATGTGGCCCATATGTTTCAATTGGTAATATGATAGAATATCCCGGAGCATCGTCGTGAGACGAATGACCCGTATACAAATAATAAACATCGTCACCTAGCGTAGGATCAAATTCACTATCTACATGCATGCCAAGAGGTATATGCTCTGCTTTCATGAAAGCAGAATAGTTAGTATAATCTATTTCTAGATAATCTAATATTTCTTCTATTTTGTTATAGAAATCTCCACAGTCTGGCGCCCATCGTTCCCACATCAAAGTAGGTTCTGTTAAGCCATAAGTAGCTAACACGCCAAGTTCTGGTTCAACCCAGTTTTCATCAAATTTATGTTTATTTTCTTTGAAAAAAATAGTAAAATAGTCTGTTAGATGTTTTGAAAGTTTTTTACTAAGCGTTGTAAATGTCATAATTATATTTCTCTTGATAATAAAGTGGAATAATCTTCTTGATAATTGACGTTAAAGAATTCACCTTTAAGGTTATATGCGTGAATAATCTCATTATTATTTATTGCAGTTTGAATTACTTCTGGGTAATTTGTTTGTGTAGAAATATAATCTAGGACAGATTTTTTAAACATTCCATAGCCAGTGCCATGCCAATTGTTGATAATCTTAGTAGGTTTTTCAACTAAGTTTTTTACTCTAATATTATCTTCAAACTCTATAGAAAAACATTTCTTAATTCTTTCTTCAGTTCCATTTGTATATGCACCAATCACGCCAAATGAATCATAACCATAAAAGAAGTCAAGCATATGTTCTATATCATTGTTAAGTGCAAGTTCGTCTCCAAAGCAAGTAATAAAGTCGTTATCATCTATAATATCAGACACTATAGTTAAAGCATATTTAAGTGATGATACAACACCATCTGTATTGTGTAAAAATATAACTTGTGGAAACACTTGAGAAATTTCTTTTTTAGTGTGTTCACTGTCGTAACCTGTTACTACAAACACGTCACTACATAATGGAAGGAGCATTTCAATGTTATAAAATATTAGTGGCTTGTCTTTATATAGTAAAAGACTTTTATTAGTAGGATTACTAAAACGTGTTCCTCTGCCGCCAGCAATTATTATTCCTTTCATGGTATTTGTGACTCCCACATGGCTTCTTTTTGTGCTGGCATGTCACATTTAACACACTTATTTAAAAATTTTCCTTGTGCATGATTCTTACGTATGTTAACATACGAATCGTTATTAACAATATTCGTTAAACTTTCTTCGTTTAAATCTCCCAAAATATATTCGCCATCACTATCTAAACAACATAAACTAATTCTGCCGTCCCATAACACAGTAATACTTGACCAAAGTCTATGGCATAAAAAGTGTTTGCTTGTTGTGCCATTGCCCCAGTTATGTAAACTAATATTGTTTACTTTGTCTAGTGCGTTATACTTTTTAAACAAATTAAAAAACTCTTCTTCTTCTTGCGGAGTGCTGATGCCTGAACGTATATAATCGAACTTTACAATGTCTAAGTCGCCAGGGTGCTTTAATAGTTCTTCTATATACTTAAAAAATCTAGTAGCAGACTTATTGGGCCTGGTTAGATTAAACTCCCTTGTAGGAGATATGGAGATTATTGCTTCAGTTATTCCATTTCCCTTCCACTTGTTTAGTAATTTAGGTGTTAAACCATATCCATTTGTGTGTATGTATATTTGGTTAAATCCAAATTGCCTTGCTTTATTTGCTATTTTTGGTAAGCGTTTGTCTAATATTGGCTCACCCATAAAACGCAAATCCAACTTCTTTATACCTAATTCGTTTGCTTCTTTTAATACACCATAAGCAAAACTTTCTGGCATAAATCCTTTTTCGCGTTCCATTTCGCCATATGTACAAAACGTACATTCAAAGTTACAATGGTTTGTTGATTCAAGTCGCAAAACTACCGTACTAAAATCTGTTAGTATACCATTCTTGTTGTTTCTTTTATGATCCCATTCTAAAGGAATTAGTTGGTTAACTTGCTTAAACATATTGTTGTGGCGGAGACTCTCCGTAATAATATTTAATAATATGCTAGTACTATAAATATGTTTATGACCGAACCAATTTATTGCCCAGTTGCTCAGGCAGGATTTTCTACTTTAGAACAGGGATTTGTTTCAATTTGTAACCAATATACTGATTTACTTAAAAAGCAGGGCGGCGAATACTATCGACTACATAAAGATAGTATACAAGATGCTTGGAACAGTGAAGAAAGAAAAAAAATAATAGAGCAAATGAACGCAGGTATATGGCCAGAAGCATGTGAGTCATGTAGATTTGCTGAAGAAAATGGTTATAATAGTCAAAGATCGGATATTATTACAGAACTAACAACATTAGCAGAACAAGAAAAAATTACTATTCAGCCAAGAGAGGATCAACCTATTGCTGTTGTATTAAAACATGGAAACGTTTGTAATAATGCATGTAGAGCCTGTGATCCTACTACATCTACTCAGTGGTATAAAGATGCTTGGAAATTAGAAGGAAGTACAGGCACATTGAAAGAATGGATAGATAATCCTGTTAGAGATTATTCCAAAGGACAAATAAGTTACGACGAAAATAACCAAGACATTCGTAAGGTATTCTTTGGAGAAGATGGTAAATCAGGTTGGAATGAGCATGTTATTTTTTGGGATCTGTACGGTGGCGAACCATTATTAAATAATTTAACTTATGAATTAATAGACCATAGTATTGCAATAGGCGTGGCACATAAACAGCGATTTGGTATACACACTAACTGTACAATTTATCGTGATGGCTTTGCTGAAAAACTAGCAAAATTTTCATATGTTAATTTAGGCCTAAGTCTTGATGCGTCAGGAGTACACAATGATTATATTAGACATTTAAGTAAATGGCAAAATGTAGAAAATGTTGTTCAACAATATCATGAGTCAACAAAAAAATATGATAACGTAGTGCCATCAATCGCTATCACTCAGCAAACTCTAAGTATATTTTATCTTCCTGAAACCTTTGACTGTATCGCTGAAAAAAGATGGGCAGAAGATTATGGAAATTCTCTTGTATCTTGGGGTAATAAGGTTTATAACAAAAAAGAATGTAATATAAATTACATTCCTGAACCTATTAAAGAAAAAATTAAAACCAAGTTGTTAAATTATAAACCGAAAGGAAAAAAGTTAACAAGAGAATGGTTTAATTCATTAGACGAGTCGATCGCCGCATTAGACACATATCCCGATGACTACGAAGAACATCGGGATACGTTTTGGAAAGTTAATAATAGGTTAGATAAAATACGCGGGCAATCCTTTAAAGAAGCAATGCCCGAATATTATAGTTTGTTTGCTGAGTATTATAAAGGCGTTAACTTAGATTAGCCTTTACTGCTTCAATAACTGGTTCCATTTCTGCATCCATTTCCCAGTCTTCGATAATATTGCCATCTCTGCCAATTAAAAACTTATGGAAATTCCAGTATACACCACCGCCTTCGGCATTCTCACCTAGCCATTCCCATAAATCAGTCGCTGTATCATTTTCGTTTGACTGAACATTACTTTTAGCCATAATTGGGAATGTAATATCATAATTGTTTTGGCAAAACTCTAAAATTTCTTCGTTAGTGCCTGGTTCTTGGTTACCAAACTGATTACATGGAAACGCAACAACGGTAAATCCTTCGTCTCTATTTTCCATAAACAATCTTTGTAGATCTTCATAATGGCGTGTGAATCCACATTGACTTGCTGTATTTGTAACCAAAGTTAATTTGCCTTCGCATAATTCTTTCATGCTTACTTCATTGCCATTAATGTCTGTTGTATTATAATTGTATAAACTCATATTATCTCCTTATTGAATGTTTGGAGCGGGTAGCGAGAATCGAACTCGCGTCACAAGATTGGCAACCTAGTGTAATACCATTATACTATACCCGCTTACGTCTTATATCTGGCGGTTCGTATGGGATTTGAACCCATGATACCAGCGTGACAGGCTAGCGTGATAACCCCTTCACTAACGAACCGTATTTTTATTTATTATGGCTCCGCCCCGAGGATTCGAACCTCGCCCCGTTTCCGGGCCTTCGGATTAACAGTCCGAGACTTTCACCCAGCCAGTCCGAGCGGAACAATATGGTGGGACCTGCAGGAATCGAACTTGCGCTATCCGCCGTGTAAAAGCGGCGTTTTACCATTAAACTAAGGTCCCAAAGTTAAATATCTTTCTCTATAATATTTTCTTCTTGTTGTTTCTTTTAAATCATTATGATTTCTATTTTTAAAACCCCAGGTTTCTGTTTGTGAATGACAATTTGGACACAATAATCTTAGGTTATCTAATTTATTGTTGTCGCTATCTCCATCAATATGATCACATTGTAGTGTAATAGGTTTTCCATTATATATATCTGATATTCCACACCATTGGCATTTATAATCTTTTTCTATCAGATATCTTCTCATCTGACGAAATTTCTTTACTATACCGCTTTCTATTTCTTCCTTTGTTTTTTTCCATTGATATTCCTGCTGACAAGCAACACTACAAAACTTATTTCTTTTTCGAGAAGAATGTTCATTTAATTTATTACAATTTTTACAACCATAGTGTTTCTTTTCTTTTGTAGATTTAGGTCCTGCTCCTTTTCTACTTACAGAATATCTGTCTCCTTCTTTGTGAGATATTTGATGAGCATTTAAACCTCTGTAAGATTTAAACTCCTTATCACATTTACTACATTGAAGCATAATTAATCCTCTCTTGCTCAGTATTTAATTATTTATATGAAAATTTTAATACCTTTTTATTTACTGAGCAAGAGATAATGGTGGAGGATGGGAGAGTTGAACTCCCAATTCAGACTTGCAAAGCCCACGTGATCCCATTTCACCAATCCCCCAAAATTCTGGAGCCCCTACCCGGAATCGAACCAGGAATTGATGATTACAAATCAACTGTTATACCGTTTAACTATAGAGGCCCAAAACACACTTATCTAAATGTGCTTACGACTATTTAGTTTTCTTTTTGCCGTGTATATTATCTTTTAGATAATCTAAGAACCATGGGTTATCTGTAAACACACCCATCAACCAATTGGCTATGCTGTTTACTGTTTGTTCTTCTGACTCATCTTCACGCAACGGACCGCCAGGCTGGTTCAAGGATGAGTGATACACGATTGCATGTAATACTTCGTGCAATAATGTATTCGCCTTATCAAGATCAGGCGCTTCTTCCTGTATTTCAATCTTATTGGATCTGTTATTATACTGCCCCCAATAATCTGCTGTCTCTTTTATAAAAGACGATTTAACAATTTCTATATCTACGTTTTTCCAACCTACTTTTACCTTATTAGGAATTTTAGACATCTTGTTCTCCTGTTAGTTGTTTAAACATTTCTTCGTGTATTTCAGTATGGCAAATTGAGCAAAGCTTGGCTGGGGTACAAGGATTCGAACCTCAACTGACAGAATCAAAATCTGTAGTGCTACCGTTACACCATACCCCAATTTGGTCTCGGTGGAGAGATTCGAACTCCCGACCTGACGCTCCCAAAGCGCCTGCGCTAGCCAGACTGCGCTACACCGAGTTTCTCCATTCAGTTATGTATTCCTCTATTATTGGTTGAACTTCTTCTTTAAATCTACTATGTACATATTGGTGATGTGTTGGACACAGAGTCTCTGTGCTAATCTCCGGATTTTTTGCCTTTCTTTTTCCTCTTGTTATTCTTTTTATCTGTTTTTGCGTATTCTTCGCTAACGGCAGTAACAGGAACCTTAAATCCTCTACCCTCATTGCCCTTAGCGGCGACATCTTCACATTTACTAAGTCCAGCAAAACCTTGTAAATATACCTCCCTTGCAACCCCTTTTAATTTCTTTTTATCAGCATTGCCGAGTTTGGACGCTCTGCGCTGTTCTAGTTTCATCATTTTCTCACATGTGGATATATCTATCATTGCTTTTACCTTCTTTATTAAAGTTATTTAATATGGTGTTAGAGGGCCATCTCTAATAAACCCTAAAGTGTCTTACCACTCCTGTCGTCCACCTAGCACGGGATTTACGGACGCTATGGAGGCCTGAAGTCCTATTAAAGACGAGGTCTCGCCTAGACGTGTTCAGTATGCCGGGCACCATAACTGGTACACCGTACGAGATTCGAACTCGTGTTGCCGGCGTGAAAGGCTGGTGTCCTAACCACTAGACGAACGGTGCGTAATATATTCATTATAAAGTTTTACCTATAAATTGTCAAGAAATTGGTGGTTGGGGATGGATTCGAACCACCGTACCCAGAGGGAATGGATTTACAGTCCACCGCTTTTAACCACTCAGCCACCCAACCATAATCAATATCGATTATTGAACGATTTTCCAACTACCGTCTGCTTGTCTGCAAGCAGTTCCATAGGCCTGTTGAGCCTTGCCGCCGATATTAACGGTTTGTGTAAACTCACGACACGGTGTACCGTTAGATGCTACGACTGTTCGTGTTGGGGTTGTATACCCACTGTTACCGGTGTTGGGGTTATTCCAAGAACTTGAATTGTTATCAGGCGCCTGTTCAAGAGCAACCTGGAAACTCTGCCCCATCATAAGACGGTCACGCTCATCTAACTGTTGACCAATCTGATTGCCCAACATCGCACCAAGGCCGATACCAAGGACTGTCCAGATTTCCTTATTACTTGAGTTCTGTCCAAGACCGTAGGCCAGACCGCCACCTGCGAGAGCACCAACTGCGGTGCCAGTGTCCTGTTTTGAATATGTACCTGCACAACCACTCACCAAAAATATTGACACGATTGCCAATAACACTACTTTTTTCAATTTAGTTCTCCTATTAACTATTGATTGATACTACTATTATACACTATTTTAAAGGTATTGTCACTAAAAAAGGTCATATAAGTGCTTGATTTTAAAAGACTTTTCTGTCCCTAAGATTCCAACTTAATTGTGGCTTTACATTAGATATATCTGTCTGGTGTGAAAGCCAATATTTCCAAAACTCTTCAAATAATTGTAAGTTTGGCTCAAGCCCATATCTATTACAAATTTCTATGTAATATTTTTCATTCAAATGGCAGGTCTGTGGATTGACTAACCTATCAATATATATAGCACTACTATTGACATTTGATTTAAACTTTTCGTGCTCCATCAATATAGTCTTTTTGTTCTCCATAAAAGAATCATGATACGGGTAATCATTCCATTCAGCCACAGGATCTGAACATTTACTTGCTATCTCTCCTTGCCAGTCTTGAAACGCAATAGATCTATACTGTAGTGGGGTCATACCTAATCCAAATTGTCTATCCGCAAACTCTTGGTTTTCTGGATTATTAAGTGGAAAGTTTTTCTTTTGTACATTATACCAAGAGCCATATAACATTTTATCAAGTAATTTAAAATGTGCGTAAGCAAGGTAATACTCTATAGATGCCGTATTCTCAGCCATTAATGTGATAGTTTTACTTCCTGGAAACTTATCTAGTAGTTGTTGTTCATGCATAACAAAACTTGCTTGGGCAAAATTTATATTCTCATTTAATGTGATTTGCTTATATAGATTAGGATCATTTGCTTGTTCAGTTTGCCATCGAGGATAATACCAGGCCCAATTTAATATTATTCCTGGATTAGTAACTCTCATTCTGTCTCTTGCAATTTTATAGTTAACTTGCTTGTTATGCAAATTCATAAAAACAGTAAAACTGTCGCTAACAAATCCTATATAACCGCATATCCACACTAAATTATTAAAAACTGTCATGTTATATAATACCGTTTAGTAATATGTCCCTTCACATTATCAAAAATATCATCAGTATTTAACCAACAATAGTTGTTTTTGGTGCCTTTTAAAAATGATTGTAAATAATCTATGCCCGATTTCCAATTTACATATGCATTAGAACTTGTATAATTTTGAAAAAACCATCTATCTCTCGCGCCGTATACCATACTTGGATTTTTTCCATTACTAAAGGTGTTTTCATTCCAATAAGGATACAAAATACACGCGGCACCATTAACTGAAAGAGGTCGTTCTTGCTTATTTTTTCCTAAATTACTACTAATTTGTTTAAATTCGAGATCCATTAAATGGTGTTCAGGTATAGAATCCTCTTCTATTCTATTAACTAGTTCATGGCATTGACGAATCATAATATCTACATGGTCAGGATCTTGATAAAAGAATTCATCATACCAACTATCATTTGCTTTTAGTTGACTGTATGGACTTGTGTTATTATCAAACCCTACATCTATGAATGTTGAGTAATATCTACCGTTTTCGTCTCGTTCAATAACAGGTTTTTCTTTACCCCAGACAAATCCAACAGTATTGCCTTTATCTATTAATTCTCTAAAATGTGGATGCCATTCTCTAATTTTACTCCTCATTACACAGTTTGGAGTTAATGCCGTATTATGATACCAAAACCAATCCGGCGTTTTAAAATCATTTAAAATAGATTGGGTTTGATCTATTAGTGTAAATTTTGTATTTGGTATTTTGTTCTTAATTAATTCATAATATGGAATGGCAACATTAAAGATTTCTGCATTAAAATATGCTTCGCTACTGCCATCACCTTCTAAACTATGACAACATACAATTTCATCTAAATGTATGTTATGCTTTAAACATATATCCAATATGTTTTGGCTATCACTGCCGCCGCTGTAAAATAAAACTAAGTAATCATATTTGTTTCTTAATTGTTCAGCACGGCGAATATATAAATTCTCTAAACTAACGTTAGGACAGACTGTCCAGTCATGTTTAGAAAAGTCTTCGTTATTAAAGTTCCACTCGGGGAATCCGCCGTTTTTGCGGCTAAATTCAATTGCGCGATGCTTCTGAAACGTTACAAAATCACCCACACTATAGTAACCTAGTTTTTTAGGATCATAAAACATATCAATAATTTATCATTTGATAGGATGACCAAATTAAATTGTCTCCTAATATAAATCCTATAATCAATGGCATTGGATTTATATCATATTTTTGCAATATTACTCCTAATAAACCTAATAATGTAACCCACGCTATATACATTAAACTATATGAACCACCAGCAAGCAAGAAATCTAAATAAAACATTATTCCTATTATAGAAATAATGAATATTTTATTCATATCTAATTTACATATATGGCTATATGCTTTATATGTTTTCCTGGCGAGTATCCACAATATTAAAAGACTAATGAATAATAATGAAAATATACTTACTAGATTTTCAAACTTAGCAAACTCTAAAACATTAAACTCTTTTTGTAATAAAATACTATTGACTACAACTGCATCAATTGCCAATGGTATTTGTAAGTATAAAAATAAAAAAGCACCGATCGGTATTGCACTATGATCTGCGGCGCTCGTACTTACAATCTTAGAGAATAGATTGCCCCTATTAAACTTAAAAGACAATACACTACTAATAGTAGCAGTAGGTCCAGGCAAAAATCCACACAATACACCTATGGTAGTTCCTAATGCCGTACTTGATTTTGTGTTTTCTTTTTCTTCAATTAGTTTATCATATTTTGAATCATTAAACTCTGGCTTATAAAATAATTTTGGTATTAATATAAGACCAATTATAAAACTTACCAGACTTATATCATAAGTATAAGATCCTAATTTAATAAAAAATTCTGGTAGCGCAATGTTGCTTTTAGGTACAATAAAAACACCCGCAGTAAATAGTAAAAAATTAATAAAATATGAATTAGTAAAAATAATAACAACAATTGAAGCAAGGATTAATATTGAAAATACTACAACTGTTTTACCAAATAACGGAAGTAACAATTCATATAACGATTGTCCAAACAGTACAGCAATCAAGGATACAAGAGATGCTATGGCGCCAGAATCAGCGCATCTTTTTATTATCGTTCGTTTTGTACTTAACGAAAAGTGTTTGGTGTAATGATTAAAGATTAGAGTACTACTTTCACCAGGAATACCAAAGGTAACACTGGCGATTGTACCAAAAAATTGACTCCCTAGAACAGAAATTATCCAAAAAAGTACAATCTGATTTACATTTAAAACATCAACAAACGGCAACAGAAAGAAAGGGCATACCCAAGCAGGAATACCTGGTAATAATCCAGACACTATAGCCATGGCTATAGCGGAAAATAGTACAATTATTGTTAGTAAATCTAACGAAAATAAATCAAGCATTAATTAGTCATATGACTTCTGTAGTAGTTCGTAATCCTTCATGAATTTTTGAATTTGTGATTCATCCATTTCAAATTGAATATGTGAGTATCCTGAATTGGTTAGATATGATATAAATTCTGGACTATTTAGGCTTTGTCTAATTGTATTAACATCGCCTCCTCGAGCCAATACAAGAACCTTAATTCTTAGATCCGCAAGACTTACAGGATAATAATTTCCAAAGTAATTAGTACTATTTGGATCTGTTGTATAAGGACAAACAAGTGTTCCTTTTTCTACCAATGGTGTTGCTACTGCTGACGCAATAAAACCCCAATCAATATCTTTAGCAATAAGTCCTTTTGCTGTTGCACCACTACCAGAAAAAATTCTAGTTCTTAAAGTATTATCAAATTTAGAATTAAATTCTTTGATCCAAGATTCATGTGGATGCATGCCTGACATGCCAAATGTTTCTGAATCTTCTAAAGTAGTAGTATTGTCAGGCAAATGGCATATTTCAAAACTTTGCCATGTATAAAGAACTACTTCATCAGTAATAAATTCAATTTCACATTCAAGTCCTTTTGGGTTAGCGGCCGCGGCCACGTCCGTTGCATATACAATAATATTGTCGTCATTTCTTAAATATGCACGAGCCGCGTCTTGGCAATCCCTGCTTTGGTAAAATCTTGAATCAATGCCTAAGTAATTCTGTACTGCAAGTGTAAATCCTGCCATTACACTTGCTCTAGGACTTTGATTTATGATTTTAGATTCTGCATATGCTGATGTCATCAAAAACATCGAACATATAATTAATAATATATTTTTTTTCATTTTTTTTCCTAATCGAAATTATTAAAGTTGTCCCAATCATCTTCTAAAAGACTGCTTACTGATTGTTCATTGTGTATATTAACAATTGCTCTAGCCAATAACGGCGCTATTGTAACCTGTCTTAAAATAGGTATTTCTCCTAAGGATAACTGGCGATTTCGAATAGAATCAGTAGTTACTATTTCTGTTAAGTCGCTATCGTTAATATTATTAATTGCTTCAGGAGATAACACTCCGTGGGCAATATACGCTCTAACCTTTGTAGCACCGCACTCTAACAATGCTGTGGCCGCATTACATAATGTTCCAGCACTATCTACGATGTCATCTACTATAATGCATTGTTTACCATCTACGTCACCGACAATATTCATAACTTCACTTGCGCCAGGCTCTGGTCGTCGTTTGTCAATAACTGCGATATCTGTATTAAACTTTTTCGCATAACTTCTTGCTCGCTCTGTACCGCCCGCATCAGGACTCACAAACATCAAACTATTTTCTGGAAGTCTATTACGTATATCAGACAATAATATGGGGCGAGCATATAATGTATCTACAGGAATATCAAAAAATCCTTGTATTTGCCCTGCATGTAAATCTAGTGTTAATACTCTATCAACACCAGCCGTGGTAAGTAGATTTGCCATTAGTTTAGCACTAATAGGTGCTCTACTAGTCATTTTTCTATCTTGTCTAGCGTAGCCATAATATGGCAATACTGCTGTAATGCGTCTAGCACTTGCTCTGCGTAGCGCATCTACCATCACAACCAGTTCCATAAAGTTTTCGTTTACTGGACTGCTCGTGCTTTGAATTACAAATACATCTTCTCCTCGTACATTTTCAAATATCTCTGCTCTTACCTCACCATCAGCAAAACGTCCAATATTGGCTTTTACAAGTGTCGTTCCAGCATATTGTGAAATTCGTTTCGCTAATTCAAGGTTTGAGTTTCCTGAAATTAGTTTCACATTAATATCCTTTGGTGTTAATCAATAATTTGCCAAATACCTTCCCAGCCATAAGTTGATCGTAATTGGTGACCGCTTGGATTCCACGGCACTGTTTTAAAGAAAATCTCTGGATGGACTCGTGTGGCATAATCAAATTTACCCGCATAATACTCTCCATTAATCTTACAAAGAAAGCGTTTACCGAATAATTGTTCTTTTTGCACATCCCTTGTACAACCTAATATCCAATCTAAATCATATTGTAATAGTTCCATCAATATATTCATCCATTATGTTAGTAGTATTTACTAACTCGATGAATAATTCGCCTTCTCTACTAAATGCTTCGTCTTCCCACGGTAGTTCTTTATAATTAAATTTTTCGCTCTTTGTCCTATGTAACCATTCTATTCGATGAGGTGGCTTACCTGGTCTATTCCACATTGTCGTGCCGTCATCGAAGTGTTTTAATCTACTCTGTGCGAACTGTGATAAATGGACCATTTCGTGCGCCAAAGTCATCAACATTCGTGTCGTACCTTGTCGCGTACAAAGGTCTATTTGAAATTCTCGTGGACGCGTCATATTGTCGTCCAATATACCACACCATCCTAAAATATTTTTTGTCTCGTAGGAGCGGTCCATGCTCTTATAAAGGGAAATATCTAGGTCAATATTCTTGCATAAATCTTTACGCATGAGAGACCTACCGTAGAACTCAGCAGAATCTTCTAGCAGTTTTACAAGTCTCTTGTTCTGAGTCCTGTAGCCTTCGACGTTTACTAACATCTTATCTGCCTCCATTGTTCTCAACCTCCAAGTGTTGCATGAACTTAGACAAGGCTTCGATGTCCTCCTCTGAGAAGAACGCCGCTGTCGCTTCTGTAACTGCCCTGGAGCCGAATACGATGACCATATCGGCCATCGTATCGTACTTATCCCAGAGTTTAGTCGTCGTCAGATTCTTCGTCGTCATCTTCGGAATATGCCAATTCTTGGATTGCACCATAATAACGCTTTGCATTTTCATTATCGTTATCTGTCAGGAAGTTTAGCGCATCTTCCCACGTGCCAAAGTGTAATTCTTCTAACGGCCCATTGAGTTTTACCACAGTTCCGCTTTCTGCTTGCTCACCTTCCCATGTAGCAATGCTCGTAAAGTTCCATCTAAAACTACCCACCGCATAGCCTATCTTTTCTCCAACCCAGGTAACTCGCTCAGCCATCTCTTTAAGCGATAAGCCTGGTGAGTTTTCTAATACTTCTTTCGGTGACCAAAATCTAGGATCATTAAGGTTTACTACACTCATTAAATTTCTCCAGTTGTTGTGAATGAGATGAAATTATTAAAAAGAATACTCATTAAAGTTATCCTTGTATTTTACTTTGCGAGTATAAGTAGTTTTCTTACGCTCAACTTTATGCCCATACGGACTATCACTATCAAACAATTGTTTGTGATAGCGTGTCTTACGGGAACTGCGTTTACTATTTTTCATACTTATATTATACAGTTTTTTGGCTGTTGTGTCTAGTTTTTAACATTTTTAAGTATTTGATTTTACTCATCATTTTTTTTAGTAAAGTCTAATGAAACAACATTACCAGCAGGTTTCTTTTTATTGATTTTACTTTTTATCTGCTGGGTGGTATCAATAAGACTGTCTTCGTCCTTTTCTTCAGTTTCAATGATAACAAAACTAGCAATATCTGGATCTGTTTTTAGCCTAGAATCTAATATATTGGTGAGCCATTTTTGCGAGTACTCGTACTCGTCTTTGTCTGCTTGGTCTAATACCACAGTAGTAAAAGGCACATATTCATCAACATCAAACCCTGAACTAGGCTTGTAGGTAAAATATAAAGTGATTATTGTTTTCATATCTGTAATATATGGTAGGCCTGGCTGGACTCGAACCAGCGACCAGAGACGTATAAGATCCCCACTCTTACCACTGAGTTACAGGCCTATGTTGTGTGGGCCTTTTAGCCGGAACGGTCATGCCCAGGACCGATTCAGTGCAGGGTCAGGGCGATCGCCCTGACCTGGACGCACTGAGATTTTGGTAGCCGAGGCCGGACTCGAACCGGCAATCCCAATCCGGGAGCAAGATTTTAAGTCTTGTGTGTATACCAATTTCACCACTCGGCCATAGTCCATCGAATTAGTGATCATGAGTAGGCTTCTCGTTCTTCCCACTCCATATCAACCATTGTTTCTTCCCAGAGTAAATATTCTTTTCGGGATTCTTCATCAACAGCAAAACATCGATCGCACTGATTGAAAGGTGCTTCTTCCCACTCATCAGGATTATCCTCCATACGTGGAATAATATCCTCATCCCATTCAGTCCATGGAATCCAATCAGACGATGCTCTTTGATCGCTTGCGAGTGATGTTTGCTCGTTAAGACATAGTTCGCAATGATAAAAATTGGTTCTGTTTCCGTTTTCAATTCTTCTGTAAATGCGTGGCATTATTTGCCTCCTTACTATACTCCTTTACGAAAAAATCTGTATTCAGGGTTAGGTGATTTGCCCATTAGGTCATAAAGCATGTACTCGGCCTCTTTATTCTTCCCACCAATGTGCCAATCATATTCACCTTTTCCATCACCATGACATCCATAACGGGAAGCCTCTGGGCTGGTTTCTTTCCAATCGTAGATATCGCAGTATATGATATCTTCAACCTCGCCTTTTTTGTTGTAGATCTCGAACTCAATATCCCAAGAGTTCCATACCTTGTCGCACATCGTACCGTTAGGCTCACCAAACATTTCAACCAGTTTGTCGTAACTTATACGAATGTAGCCAATCAAATGTGATCCAGCAACAATGCTGTCGGTCGTATCAAACGATACGACGGTATCAGCATGGGGGTTTATCCATCTTTGTGACATTATTGTCTCCTTAAATGTAAAGGGGTGTATCTTCAGAGTATCCGTGGATAACCCGAGCAGCCTGTTTGTTACCTTCTTCGGTAAACATTCCATCTGTTTCGACGTATCCGTATTTTTTCATAACTCTATTCCGCACTCGTTAGCAACTTCAACACGCACCGCA